TTATCTAATATCGCTTGTGAATGCTTGTTTAATTCAATTTGTAAACCATCATTTGTTTTTTGCGTTACTATATGAATGACCCCATTTTTTACGTCTGTTTTCTTCAACCTTTCAACGTCTGAATAACGAAGTCCGGTAAAGCAACAGAAAAGAAACGTATCGCGCACATATTCAAGTGACCGTTGCAAATCGGTAAATTCGTATTCTTGCAATTTCTTTATTTCATCTTGTGTGCAATATATTATTTCTTTTGATTCAATGGATGTTCCTTTTAATTTTGGCTTGAATGTTTTGTGTAAATCACCTGAATAATATCCCTTTTGGTTTGCCCAACGCAAAAACCATTTCAAGAAAGATAAATATTTTGATACAGTCGTGTTCAATAGTCCTTTTTTATGCAAATATGCAAGGAATCCGGATAATGTATTTTCGTTGATGTCGTCAAAAGACAATTCAGGATTGTAGTCTTTCAAATGTTGTTCAAGTGAACGGAATTTTTTTTGCGTTGATATAGTCCATTCATTTTTTTCACCTTGTGATATAATGAATGTTGAAAACACCTTAAACACGTCCTTTTCCACATACGGCAATTTATTTTTAGCCATACTTCTTGAAGTGGATTCGCGCCCAATAATATCATTAAAAAGGTCTTTGAGTTCCTGAATTGTTGGAATACGCTTTTCTAATAATTCATAGCGTGCAAATATTTCATTCATTGTGGAAAGCCACAATTCAATTGTATGGTTTATCGAACTTGACAATTCACAAGTTTCTGATGCCCTTTGTTTATCAATATCCCAATCGGAAAGATTTATTGTGTACCCGGTTGGAATGTCAAAAGGTTGTTGACCGTGCAATGTGACACGCATACGGATAGCAAGGTTGTTTTCTTCACCTTTTACCCGTTTATGTAGCAAAAATTTTATTCGTCTTTTGATTTGCATTCCCGTTCCATTTTTAGCATTTTTCCACGCCCAAGCAACAACCATTCAGCAGACACACCAAAGTCCGTGCAAATACCTGAAAGTGCATCTAAATCAATCATTTTATATGTCATTTCTTCAATTGGCTTGTTCAGGTCATTTTTTATCCTTGAATATTTAGTGCGATTCAACTTGTGAGAATCACAAAAGCCTTTCAAGCCGTTCACTTTGCCGGATGATATTGCGGTGTCCAAGGCTTCAAAGAATCTGCGTTGGATTGCCAATGCTTGTGGGTTGATGCTTTTTTTCATTGTATTTTTTCGGCTTTGATTGTTGATGATGAATTGTTTGTACGTCCCTTGATGTCCATGATTGCATGGTATGTCATATCCGAATCAATGAATGTAAACGAAATATCAAGATTCCATCCGCGCGGTTCTTCTATGTGGGCAATTCTTGTTTCCGGATTGTACACCCATTCACCTTGTTTTTCAATGACCTTTTTACCGTTTTCATCCAATGAATATTGCGTGAAAATATTGGGTTTTGCAAACTCGTAATACATATTATATTCCGTATCGGAAATGTCCACAAAATAACCATCTGAACACAAGTAAGCATATTCAGACCACACCCCGGATATATCAGACAAAATGATTTCCGGTTTTTCGTTTATATCTGATTTTGAACAGGCGAAAAATATCATTGTGATTGCTGCAATAAATATGAATTTTATATGTTTCATGGGTTCATTTTTTTATCATATTCAACAATCATATTTTCAAACATACTTTTATCTACGGTAACATATTCTTCATTTTTCAGGCTTGCCAATTCAAGCGCATCAAATATTTCATTTGGCATTACCGAATAGTAAGATGGATTGCCATAATATTCATTTACTTTTATTTCAATCATTGTTATTCCCTTTCGTTAAATTAGCTATTATAACCAATAGTTTATCAATATGTTCTTGTGCTTTTGCCAAGGATGCTTCTTTCATAGATAATATTTCCAACAACTTATCCATTGTATCGTGCTGATTTACCGTTACATTGTTGCCATTTATGTTGTTGCCATGAACATTGTTTTGTTCACCGCCGCCGGCATATCGTTGTGGTCTTAACACCAAATCACGCAATATTGCGTGTTTTGATTTGGGTATTGTTGAACCTGATTCCCAATTTTGAATCGTCCTTGGGTGTACACCTACCATTTCCGCAAGTGCTTCTTGCGACAATCCCAATTTTTCACGTATTTTTTTAACATCTAAATCATTCATAATCAACGATAAAAACAAGTAACGCAATTTTTTTACGCAAAATTGCGTGCAAAAGTTTGGTTTTACACACAATATGCCGTATATTTGCATCTGTAAAGCTCTACAATGCAAAAGTAAAGCGAAAATAAACATTTGCAAATAGCAAAATTACGTCATTTTAATGGTAAGCCAAAAGAAAAGGACGAAAAGTTGCATATTAACCATAAATAAAAATATATGAGTAAAGAACAGTTTTCTTTTAACAAAGGATGGTCACAGGTGAAAAATGGTGATATGTCCGAATGCCGCAACAAACTGATGGAAGTGTTGGGCATAAAGTCAAGAGCGGCTTTCCTTAACCGCTTGAAAGGTGATGTTGAACCAAAGGTTTCGGAGGTTCGCGCAATTGAATCGGTATTTGCTGAATACGGTATAAAAGACATTTGGGGGGTAGCTTAATGAATCATGCAAATCTAACCAAACGTGAATCCGAAATTGCCGAACTATTTGCATGGGGTGCAAGTAAAAAAGACGTTGCAAGTCGTTTGTTCATTTCGGAAAGGACGGTTGAAAATCACACCCGAAACATATATGAGAAAACCGGGTGTTCAAAAGTAAACGAATTGTCCGCGTGGTGGTTTTGTACGAAATTTCATATATCCTTTGATTTGTCGCCGTTGAAACGCAAGACTATTTCAATAATACTTCTTGTTTTAATAATTCCGCAAATAATGAATTATGACAATAATATGATAAGAGTACGCAACAATTCTTGTCGTGTTGTTAGAGTTAGAGCAAGAAGAAAGTCGGAAAACGATTTTACAACAGTTGATTTTACATTTTAGTACAAAAAACTTTCGCAACAATGAAAAAAGAGAAATTAATGAAAATAATTAGGGTGTACGTTATAGGCTTTTTAGGGGTTGTTACACTAATACTTGCTTGTAGCGAACCCGCAAGTGAAGAATATTGGTATCTGCAATTCTTTATATCTAAGGGACTTGCTTTCCTGATTGGATATATCACATATATTCTTTGTTTGCGGTGGAAATCCAAAGGCTTATTGCCCCCTGATATTGAAGAATAAAATGAACGCTAATGATAAAAATAGACCCAAATACAAGGCTTATCGACTTAACGGTTGGAGAATTGATTGATTTAATAAGTTCAATAACACCATCGCAACAACCCCCAACGGTCAAACCTGAAAAACGGTTGGTTTATGGTATTGCCGGGATAGCGCAATTATTTAATTGCAGCTTAACAACGGCAAACAGAATCAAGGCAAGTGGGAAAATAAATGGTGCTATCATGCAAAATGGGCGAATTATCGTTGTTGATGCTGACCTTGCTTTGGAATTATATAACAATAAATAAATACGCAACAATGAAACAGGTTATTTTGAAATCCATTACCCTTTGCAACTTCAAGGGTGAAAAAGAAAGAACAACAAATTTTAATGTTGATGTCACCACGATTTCCGGTGATAACGGCATGGGCAAATCAAGGCATTTTGACGCATTCATTTGGCTGTTATTCGGAAAAGACACGCAAGACCGAAAGGATTATGAAGTAAAAACAAGAATCAACGGACAGGAATTGCATAATGTTGAATGTAGTGTGTCGGGAGTGATTGACGTTGATGGTGAAGAAATCGCATTGAAACGGTCTTTTGTGGAAGATTGGGTCAAACCACGTGGTAAAGTTGACCGTGTATTTAAGGGCAACCACACCGAATGTTGGTGGAATGAAACCCCGGTAAATGTAAGTGAGTATGCAAAAAGAGTTGAAACAATTATTGATTCATCCGTATTTAAGATGATAACTAACCCGGCATTTTTTGTCAATATGAATTGGAAGTTGCAGCGCGAACAATTACTTCAACTTGCCGGGACAATCACAGATGCCGAAATTGCTTCACAGAACCCCGACTTTGCCAAATTGCTTGATAGGATTTCCGGAAAATCACTTGCGGATTTCAAAAAGGAATTGTCAGCCCGAAAGAAAAAATTGCAAGAAGAATTGACCCAAATACAACCACGCATTGACCAAACGTATAAGATGATGCCGGAAAAAGAAGATTTCAATGCAATTGAAAAGGAAATCCAAGAAATTGACCATGAAATTTCCGAAATAGACAAAGCCATTGCAGATGTAACCGCCGCAATCCGGAAACAATATGAGGGTGAACAAGAAAAACGTAATAAGGTAAATTCGTTGAAAACCGAATGCCAACAACTTATCTTTGACGCTAAGGAAAAAGCACAAAACAAGGCATTTGAAGCCAATACCCGCCGCCGTGACCTTGAAAATCGGATAAAGGCAAAGGAAATGGAACTTGCCAACACCAAACGGGAATCAACAACAAGCCAAGAACAGATTGCAAGGTTGCGTGCTGATATAGAAAGTTTGAAAGCCAAACAAGATGCCTTGCGTGCGCAATGGTTTGAAGAAAACGAAAAGACATATCACGGCGAAACAACTTGCCCTTATTGCAAACAGGAATTACCCAAAGAGATGCAAGAAGAAGCAAAGGGAATGTTCACAAAGCAACAGACTGAAAAGTGCGCACAAATCACCGAAAAAGGAATAAAGATTGGCGAAAGCATTGACAGGGTAAAAGTTGATGTAAGGGATGTTGAAAATGACATTGAAAATGCAAACAATCATGCCCAAGCGTTGCAAAATGAACTTGAATCCTTGAAAAGTGAACTTGAATCAATTCCGGTCATTGCCGTTGAATCGGTTGTTCCTGAATCAATTCCGGATTGGGTCGCAAAGCAAAAAGAAATCGCCGATATAGAAGCTACAATATCAACCGACAATTCAGGTTTGAACACGGATGAATTGCAGAAACAGAAAGCCGAATATAATGCGAAACGTGCGGCGTTGGTGGAAAGATATTCAAAGCGAAACACCATTGCACGTTGTGAAGCTGAAATTGCCAACCTTGAATCAAGGGGGAAAGAACTTGCCCAAATGAAAGCAGATGCCGAACGAGAAGAATATACGGTTGAGCAATTTACCCGGAAAAAGGTTGATGAATGTGAAAGTAGAATTAATGCAATGTTTAAGGTTGTGTCTTTCCGTATGTTTGATTACACCATTGATGGAAATGTGGTTGAAACGTGTATTCCGACAATCGGCGGTGTTCCTTATGGGACTGCAAACACAGCAAGCAAAATCAATGCAGGTCTTGACATAATCAATACATTGTGCAAGTTCTATGGCGTTTGCGCCCCAATATTCATTGATAATCGCGAATCGGTCAATGAAATTATCGAAACAAAAAGTCAAATTATAAATCTTGTCGTAACACGCGACAAATTCTTAACAATTAAATAAATACGCAACAATGGAAGTAAAAGAAAAGAGCGAATTTATTCAAAAGATTGAAGCATTCGCAAAAGAAATGCAAGAAGAAGTAAGCAAGAATGGCAGTAAACGCGGTATCGTAATTCTTGCAGGTGAAAACATGGATGGAGTGACCGGGCAAATTATTTCAGTTTCCGGAAAAGGCGAACAGGTTGTGGAAGCAATTGCCGAATTTGCCACAAGAAGTGAAACAAAAAGATTGTGCGAACAGGGCGTTAAACTTGGAATGATGAAGCGCATCTTTAATGATTTTGAAGAAATGACAAAAAAAGGAGTAAATAATTGATATTATGAACGAAATTCAGAAACAAAACCCGACCGGACTTGTCACAATGACAAGTCCCATGAATACCGGATTCAACTTCTTTGACCCGGTTCAGTTTGAAACAATGCAACGTGTGTGCAAAATGTTTTCTTCATCCGACCTTGTGCCGGATAATTACAAACCGAATTACAAGCCGATTCCTACAAATGCAACACCGGAACAAATTGCAACAATAAATCTTGAAAACCAAGAAGCAAAAAATAAGGCGGTTGCCAATTGTATGATTGCGATTGAAATTTCAATGAGAATCGGCGCAAGCCCTTTGATGGTTATGCAAAACATGGTGCCGATATACGGCAAACCGTCTTGGTCGTCAAAGTTCCTGATTGCAACGGTAAATTCTTGTGGTCGCTTTGAACCTTTGCAATACAGATTCACAGACAAAGGAATGTTGGGCATGGTTGATTATACTGACTATGTATGGAATGGAAACCGGAAACAGGCAGTTCAAAAGCAGTTTGATGGAAAGAAAATACAAGACATTGAATGTGTTGCTTACACCACAAAGAAAGGGTCAAAAGAAATCCTTGAATCGTCCCCGGTTTCCGTTCGTCTTGCAATTCAAGAGGGTTGGTACACAAAGAATGGGTCAAAATGGCAAACTATGACCAAACAAATGTTGATGTATCGTGCCGCGTCATGGTGGACTTCTGTTTATGCGCCTGATTTATCAATGGGTATGCGAACAATAGAAGAACAACAAGATATTGTTGATGTAGAGTATCAAGAAATAAAAGATACCCCGGAAGCCGAAAAACGTGACAATGCAAACAAGGTCACGATTGGCGCGGACATTGAGAATGACGGGAACGAGCCAAAAGAGGACGTTTCAGGCACGCAAAACGGCGAAACGGTCAATCATACCACAAGTGAGCAAAAAAACGAAAATAAGCCAAATCCGGGCTTCTAACAATATAAATCCGAAAGGTCATGGAATTAAAAATATTGGGGTCAAGTTCAAAGGGCAATTGTTACTTGCTTGACAATGGGAAAGACTGTTTGATGATTGAATGCGGAATTGCGTTCAAAGAAATTCAAAAGGCGGTGAATTTTGATATATCACGCATTGCCGGGGGTGTCGTGTCACATGAACATGGCGACCATGCCAAATTCGTGAATAAATGTCTTGATGCCCGGATTCCATTGTTCATGTCGCAAGGAACAAAAGATGCCTTGAAATTATCCGAATGTGCCTTGGTTCATGCCGTGAATGAATTGAAAGTGTATCAAATCGGTGCGTTCAGGGTTCAGCCTTTCAACACTCAACATGATGCCCGTGAACCTTTCGGATTTCTAATATATCACCCGGAATGTGGCAAGGTATTGTTTGCGACTGATACGTTTTATTTGCGTTATACCTTTCAAGGTTTGAACAACATATTGATTGAATGCAATTACGACCAAGAAATATTGGATGCTAATGTTGAATCGGGGAAATTACCGATGGCATTGCGTATGCGTACAATGAAAAGCCATTGCAGCTTTACCACTTGCCGGGAAATATTGCTTGCAAATGACTTATCAAAAGTCAATCATATTGTTTTGATTCATCTTTCCGATGGAAATTCCAATGAAAGGATGTTTCAACGTACAATCCAAGAAGAAACAGGCAAAACCGTTCATATCGCACAAGCCGGAATGACAATCAAAAATTTCAATGTATCACCATTTTAATAGAATTACAATGAAAAAGTATTTAGTAACAAACAAAAAGACAAAAGAAGTCTGCGGGAAGTTCGATTCAAAGTGTGAAGCGGTGGATGAAATGATGGATTTCATCAATGAACACAATGATGAATTAAATTCAGACGATGAAGATTATTTAACCCCGTTTGATTTCACCCTTGAAGAAATCGAAAGCAAAGAAATCAATGATATTGTGACTTCTTATGAAGAAGCCCGCAAATACCTTGGTGGAAAGCCGAATAATGATTTCACAGTTGCAAAAAAGGTTGTGTCGGGAAATTGCGTCAAACTTGATGAAGTCACAAGGTTGGTTAAAGACATTAACCCAAGCCACGTCAAAGCCCTTATTGCTTTGAATGAGTTGTTCACTATTGCGCAAGCATGGAACAAAGAAGATGAATTTGAACCCGATTTCAGCAATTCAAACCAATACAAGTATTTCCCTTGGTTTGTCTATGACAACGGGGCTGCGGGGTTCGTTTGTGCGCATACGTATACTTCGGCTTCGTATGCGGCTGCGAATGTCGGTTCTCGGCTTTGCTTCAAGACACCCGAACGCGCCCGCCAATTCGGGGAACAGTTCATTGACTTGTGGAACGATGTTTTACTATTTAGATAAAAGAGTGTATCACTATAAAACAAAATGTCATGGAAAAAGAACTTGGACAAGAATATGAAAATCGCATTCAACGTGAGGCGTTTTTGAAAGACAATTGCGATGCGTGCGAGCAAAAGGGATATATGAAACCATATACCCCGGAAGAATTGCAAGGACACAAAGAAAGACTTGCTAATGTGTCAATAGAAATTGCCGAAATTGAAGCAGAAATGAAAGCAAGTCAAGCTGAATATAAGGGGCGTTTGAAGCCGTTGAAAGAAGCACGTTCGATGATGGTTTCAAATATCAAATCCAAAGCCGAATATGTGAATGAAGTATGTTACAGATTCACAGACCAAGAAACAAAAGAAACAGGATTCTACAACAAAGATGGAATCTTGATTGAATGCCGTCCGGCGACCGCTGATGAATTGCAGCCAAGCATTTTCACAATGGTTCGGAACACGGCAAAAGAACAAAAGACAGGAACAAATGAATAATAACCAATTAAAAAAAAGAAGTATGGAAGCAGAAAAAATGCAAATCAATCTTGCGCCAAACATGACAAAGGCAGAAGTAATAATTCGTGAGGGTGCAGCCGTCAAGGAACTTGAACCCAAAGCCCCGGTAAAAACTGACATACACGGCGTTATTGGTTCGGTTGTCGAATATCTGAAAAAGAGAATCAACGCCGGACAATTTGAACAAAAGAATTGCCACATTCTTGTAAACCGTGAAGCGGTTGAAATCACCTTGATAATCAATGAATCCGATGAATACAAGCGTGGCAAGGTTGCCGGGAAATTAAGCTACAATCCCAAGTTCATTGAATTTGGCATTAACAGCAACAAAGTTTGGACACCGACCGAACTTGGCTTGTTTATCAAGATGAACCGTGCATTCTTCGCCGACCGCAACGAAAACATGAAGTTGGTTTCATGCCTGATGAACTTCACCGCCACCGTGAACAACAGCATTGAACGTGCCGTGAAAGAGAATGGCAACCGCACGGATAATTTCGCCCAAGTTGTCAATTCAAACTTGCCGGAATCATTCAAAGTTGAAATGCCGATTTTCAAGGGTATGCAACCGGAAACAATCGAGGTTGAAACATTCGCCCAAGTAAACGGACGTGAAGTTTCGTTCATCCTTTTGTCACCGGGCGCACAAGCAACGCTTGAAGATTTGCGCAACAAGGTGATTGATGAACAGTTGGAGCAAATCAAAGATATAGCCCCCGAAATAGCAATCATTGAAATTTAATAATAACCGCCCCGGCTTGACCTTGTGCCGGGTCGGGGCTTAATAATCGCAACAATGAGAGTTACAAAAGAGCAATTAAACAATTTGGTAAGCAAGTACGAAACACCGGATTTCATTTCAAATGACCCGGTACAATTCCCAAGACGCTTTACAGACAAAAAGGATATTGAAGTTGCCGCATTCTTGACGGCAATTGTCGCATGGGGCAACCGGAAGCAGATTATAAGCGATTGCGAAAAGATGTTTTCTATTATCGGCAACAGTCCTTTCCGGTTCGTCATTGATTGCAAATGGTTGGGAATAGACCCCGGCATGAACATTCACCGCACGTTCTTTGGGCGTGACCTGATTTATATTTGCCGTGGTCTTAAATACATATATCACCGCGCATTCACCTTGGAAAACATCAAATTTGACAACGTGTGGCAATGGATTGAACGTCTGCAAATGTTGATGATTGAAGCCAATTCAGGGGAATATAACAAACACGTTGCCCCGTCCGGTGGGAATCATGCTTCATATAAGGGGCAATCGGCTTGCAAAAGGCTTCATTTGTTCTTGCGTTGGATGGTGCGCACTGATTCCCCCGTTGATTTAGGCGTTTGGACGCAAAATTTCAACCCCCGGCAATTACTTATACCACTTGATGTTCATGTTGCCCGTATGGGGCGCGAAATGGGTTTAATAACGCGAAAAAGCAACGACCGTATAACCGTTGAGGAATTGACGGATAAATTGCGTGATTTTGATGAAAACGACCCATGCAAATACGATTTTGCATTATTCGGACTTGGTGAATCACTAAAACGGTAAGGGTATGAAAGACGTATTTTATTTTCAGCATGATTACAACGCACGGAATGACCCGAAATTGCAAGATGTATTGATTGAACACGGTGCAGCCGGATTGGGCGTTTTTTGGTGTATTGTAGAACAATTATATGAACAAGATGGGATTTTGCCTTTGAAATCATGCAAAAGCATTGCATTTGCATTGCACGTTGATTGCAAAATGGTTGAAAGTATAGTGCAGGATTTTGACTTGTTTAAGAATGATGGCGAAAAGTTTTGGTCAAACTCGGTGAACGCGCGACTTAATAAACGCAAAGCCGTTTCAGAAAAAAGAAAACTTGCAGCAATAAACCGTTGGAAGTCAACGCAAGAAAACCAATGGCAAAGCAATATTAATGCAAATGCAATGCAAGATATATCCAAAGGAAAGGAAATAAAAGAAAAGGGAAATAAAGATGTAGTAATAGAAAGGGAACAAGCTAAAACCGTCAAACGGTTTTGCCCCCCTACATTGCAAGAGGTTCAATCTTATATTCAAGAAAAAGGATATTCAATTGATGCGGAAGCATTCATTGCTTTTTATGAAAGTAAAGGTTGGATGGTCGGTAAAAACAAGATGAAAGATTGGCGCATGGCAATAGTAACATGGTCAAAGCGTGACAATATTCATCCACAAAGAAAAACGGGTGCTAATAAAAAATGCAATGACGAATGGACATAAAAGAAACAATTTCCGATAAGAATGGCAATCAAAAACAAGTTAAAGTTCAGATGCCAAGCATTGACCAAATATTGAATGCAATTAATAAACGCGGAATGTTTGCCGGAATTAGACGATTCCAATACTTGCATTATGATGTTGAAGAAGCCTTGAAGATTGTTGAAGCAATCGGGAAAAGCAGAAATCGCAATTTTGTGATTGATGATGAAAACCGATTCACATACGAAAACTTTATCAAATGGTGTCATTGTGATACAACAATGAAATGTATCAATCCTGAAACCGGGCAAGTTATCCCCGGCAGACTGAAAAGGGGAATTTATATTGCAGGAAATACAGGTTCGGGCAAATCTTGGTGTCTTGAAATAATGCTTGCATATTGTGCCGCATGGGGATTCCGTGTGCAGTTTCCAACCGATGAAAACACAACACGCCCGTTGTGGTGGAAAATGTTACGTGCTGATGCCATTTGCGACAATTTCGTTGAAACCGGAACAATGACATTCAAGAATACCCCGATGCTTGGCATTCAGGATTTCGGCAACGAACCGGAAGAATCATTGTATATGGGAAACCGTATTGATGTTATTCGGCAACTTATTGAATACCGTGGTGACAAGGTGGATGAATTGACCTTTATAACTTCAAATATGAAGATAAACGGCGAACGCCTGATGAACCGATATGGCGACCGGGTGGCAAGCCGACTTGTTGAAATGTGTAATTACTTTGAAATCAAAGGTAAAGACAGACGTAAATTTTAATCAGATATGAGCAATGAAGAATTGAAAAAACAATTGGGTGGTGATTTGTGTGATTATTGCCCTTGGAAAAATGGAGAAATAGACCATTTGTGCGATTCGCTTTGTGATGGCTTGTATTGTGATGAAGCGTTGGACGTGTTTTTGGAAGAAAACCAAGATTTCTTTGATGATGATGCAGATATTTAACTAATTAAAGACTTTATAAAATGAACGGTATTATCATTCAGAAAGATGCGGTCTATAAGACCGAAAAGGGAACACCCGTGACGGATTCATTGAAAGTTGCACAGGTGTTCGGCAAGCAGCATAAAAACATTATGCAAGCAATACGAAACATATTGGGGTCGGCTGAAAATTCAGCACACCGCAAATGGTTTTGTGAATCAATGTATTGTGACACACAAGGCAAAAAACAACCGATGTTCTTAATGACCCGTGATGGCTTTTCGTTGCTTGCAATGGGATTGACAGGGGCAAAGGCGATGCAATTCAAGATTGCATTCATTGAACAGTTTAATGCTATGGAAAAGGTAATTCAGACTATGAAGCCCACAACCCCGGCAGTCCCTCAAACATTTGCGGAAGCCTTGCGCCTTGCAGCTTCACAAGCGGAACAAATCGAGAAGCAACAAAAAAAGATTGAAGCAGATGCACCGCGTGTTTTATTTTCACAAGCCGTTGAAACGTCCGATAAGTCGGTTCTTATTGGTGAACTTGCTAAAATAATTTGCCAAAATGGGGTGCATATAGGTGAAAAACGGCTTTTCGCTTGGTTACGTGAAAACGGTTACTTGTGTTCATACGGTGAACGATATAACCAACCGACCCAAAAAGCAATGGAACTTGGGTCGTTTGAAATTAAGAAAACAACCATACAGAAGCCGAACGGCGACACGCTTATTTCCAATACAACGAAAGTTACCGGAAAAGGGCAAATCTATTTTGTGAACAAATTTTTACATAACAATCAAAGGAACTTACAGCAATGAAAATATACATATCAGGAAAAGTCACGGGATTGCCGTTACAGGAAGTTAAAGAACGGTTTGCATCCGCGCAATCCTTACTTGAAGAAATTGGGTTTGAAACAGTAAATCCATTGGAAAAAGGGTTGCCGGAAAATGCTACATGGAAACAACACATGGTTAAGGATATTGAATTGTTGCTTCAATGTGATGCAATTTATTTGATGGAAAATTGGGTTGATTCACTTGGGGCAAAAATAGAACATGATATTGCAAAACGTATAGGGTTGCATTTTCTTCACGAAAGCATGATTGACGAAAAAAGAAAAGAATATGAAGAAGCCAAGAAAAAGGAAAATGAACGTATAAATGCTATTGTCATGCGGATTGATAATGCAATATATGAGGTTACAGGAATGAAGTTCAATGAATATATCACGCAATCCCGAAAACGTGATGGCGTATTTGCAAGAATGATATTTGTCTATCATTGCAGGAAACAATATAAAATGAAGCTGACTAAAATTGCAAAGTATGTTCACCGTGACCATTCTTCTTTGCTTCATTTGCTGAAAAAATACAATGATGATTTCAAATACAATCCGCAATTCCGTGACTTGGCAACAAGAGTGAATAATATATTAAATAAAACAACTGAATAATATGAATCCAAGACAATTTTTTGATAAGGTGGCGGAAATGCGCCGATTACAAAAAGAGTATTTCAAATCAAGAAGTCCTTTTGTTCTTGACAAGTCAAAGAAAATCGAAAAGGAAATTGACGATGAAATAAAGCGGGTGCAAGCAATTGAAGTTGCTAAACATCAAAGAAGCCTATTTAATCAATAGTGTATCATTATAAAACAAATACTATGGAAATTGAAAGGATAAAAAGGTTGCCTTTTGTCGTAAGGGCGTATCAAATACTTTACCCGTCTTATGGGACTTGTGAAATATGTGGGTTGCCTTGGTCGGTATGCCAACCTAAAGTTGTAAAATTAAGTGATTCATTGGGCACATTTTCTTTATGCAAACATTGCTGGGACATGGCAACATTATCGGATGTTATGGAATCCCATACAAAAACGTATATAAAGCAATGCAAGTCATTGACAAAAGAAGAAATGGAACGGTTCGTTAAGGAACGCCCACTTGAATATGTTTTACAACGTGTTGAAGAAGAATATAATAAAACTAAATAATTGAGAACAATGAAGCTATTTTTTTATGACCTTGAAACAACAGGAACAAACCCCGGAAGAAATGGAATCCATCAAATTTCCGGTCAAATTGTGATTGATAATGAAGTGAAAGAATCTTTTGACTTTCACGTGCGACCAAATCCCAAGGCGACAATTGAGGATGAAGCCTTGAAAGTTGCCGGGGTAACACGTGAACAGGTGATGGCATACACGCCGATGGAACAAATTTATTCCGAATTTGTGGCAATGCTTGGGAAGTATGTTGATAAGTTCAACAAGCAAGACAAGTTCTTTTTGGTAGGCTACAACAATGCTGCGTTTGATAACCAATTTTTGCGCGGATTCTTTTTGCAGAATGGCGACAAGTATTTTGGTTCATGGTTTTGGTCAAATACTATTGATGTGATGGTTCTTGCATCCGCTTATCTTATGGATAGACGTGCAGAAATGGAAAATTTCAAATTATCCACCGTTGCAAAATTTTTGGGTGTGTCGGTGGCTGATGATTCTTTGCATAATGCAATGTATGATATAGAATTGACACGTTCGGTTTATGAAATAGTAAAATGATGAAAACGACAACGCAACAATGTTTCAAAAACGCATACTCTCTTTATGTATGGCAAGAACACAATTGTCTGAAATGCAAAAAGGCGGTATGTTATAATCAAAAGACCGGAAAAATGCCCCAATATAGATGTGCCGTACAAAGGCAGATTGAGGGGCAACAACTTGGTGATGTTGAGATAAACCAACGGACGTTTGATGCCGTACAGGAATCAACGTGCAAATATTTTGTTCCTGATGCCGAACAACCTGAAATATTGAATTTTTCCAAGGGTGAAAGTTTCGTGACCGCGGGTATATGTCCGGCGACCGCGCCAAAGACCCAACCCGTAATTCAGGACAAAAAGACGAAAGAAAGAATCCATGACGCAACATTGATGCAGATGGCGATTGAAAATAACATTCCAATATCTGATTTGGAAGAAGCAGAAAAGCGAATGTTTGAAACTATATCCAAAAAAGGTTGTATGCCGCCAATTTTTGACGAAGTTCGTTTCAGGCAGCAAATGCGGAATGACACCCAAAAGATGCTTGATACATTTACATGGCAAGAAAACATGATGATTGCCTTTGTTCCATTGATTATATCCCGGATTGCTTGGTGGTATGCCGAAAAGGTTATGAAGTATTGCGCCGACCGCCGCATTCAGGACGTAAAGAAGTTAGGGCGGGCAATCAAGGATTTGCGCCAAAGGTATATTGATGATTTGCGAAAGGACTTGGATTTCAAGCATATCAATAATGTGGAAACACAGGCAATGAAATTCATTGATGAATGTTCAAAGGATTTTCAATTATTATGGTTTCAGGTCAACGGGGCGATAAAAAAAGAATATCCCGATATGCCTTATTCTGATATGCGAACCGATGCTTGGTGTGGTGTCCTGATGGTTGATTTTCTCAAAAGGCACAATACCGAAATGGACAAGATTATTGCCGCCAAGATGGGGCAAAGTACGTCAATAACAAATCCACACATGGTGTCACTTGCAACATTGTTGGATGCGTATTTGCCGCAAGGTTTCGTCTTGAAAGACGAAAGGCAACAAATAGAACTTTGCATTCGGGTTTTGGCAAACAGAATCCGGATGATTGATTTTGAATTGACTGATTAACCGGGTAATGTATAACATAAAAACAGTAAAAATGAATTACAATGAATTGACAAAAAAGATTCACGCCAACGCAATAAATCATGGTTGGTGGGAAAAGAGGTTGAGCAACGAACATTGCTTGATGCTTGTTATAACTGAAATTTCTGAATTGGTGGAAGCTGACCGGAAGAATGACATAGCCGGGTTTGATGTTGACTTGATTATAAAAGACGACATGAAGAAAGGCGAAAGTTATAATGATGTGTTTGAATCACACGTTAAAAACACCGTAGAGGATGAATTTGCAGATATTGCGATTCGCCTTTTTGACCTTGCCGGGGCTTTGGGTATTGATTTTGACAAGATGAATCCGTGCCGTTATCACCGGGCTTTTGACAAATTTTCATTTACTGAAAACGCCTTTGCGTTATGTAAGGGGTTATCGCGTGATGTGATAGGAATTGAAAAAAGGGTTTTATTTGGTATTGAGTATGTCAAGAAATGGACTGATAGTTTGAATATAGATTTAGAATGGCATATAACCGCCAAAATGAAGTATAATGAAAACCGCCCGTTCAAGCATAACAAGAAATATTGAAAAGCAAATGGAATGCAATTGCATAACAAATTAAATACAAAAGAATTATGTTACAATTAGAAGTTATTGGCAATCTTGGAAATGATGCCGAAATTAAAGAGTTTAGCGGAAAGAAGTATGTTTCAATGAATGTTGCACATTCAGAAAAGAAAAAGGATGGAAGCGAAAACACTGTTTGGGTGTCCGTCCTTTGGTATGGTGATGGTGGCGGCTTGTTTCAATACCTGAAACGGGGTTGCAAGGTGTTTTTGCGTGGTCGCCTTGTACCAAAGGCATATACAGACAAGCAGAATCAACCGCAATGCGCCTTGAATATGTATGCCAACGAAGTGAATTTGTGCGGTGGAAAGCAGGAATCAACAAGGCAGGATGCCGCAACCACAAGTGCAGCACCCAACCCGGATGATGATTTGCCATTTTAATGCGTTGACCTGATGAAATATGATAATATCATAGCCATTGACCCGGACAAGGATAAGTCCGGCGTGGCATTTTTGAAGCCGAAAACAAGACAATTGGAAGTTACAAACTTGACATTCCCTTTGTTGCTTGATTATTTGCAGCACGCCAAGGGCGTACATGATGAAACAAAAGAATCCTTGATTGTAGTTGTTGAAGCCGGTTGGATGGTGAAGAAAAGTAATTTCCATGATGCACAAGGACACCGGGCGGAAAAGATTGCAAAGGATGTCGGGGCGAACCATGAAACCGGGCGCAAGATTGTTGAAATGTGCCGTCATTATGGAATCAAGGTGTTGGAACACGCCCCATTGGTCAAGTGTTGGAAAGGGCGTGACGGCAAGATTACGCATGAAGAATTGGTTGCCTTTACCGGGTTGATGGGCGGACGGACAAACCAAGATGCACGTGATGCCGCGTTACTTGCATGGGTGTTTGCAAATTTGCCTATTCGGGTCAAAGGTTGATAACTTGTGCTTAACTTTTTTTGCAAAAGGGTGTGTCATAGTGATACACCCTTTAATTTTGCAATTGCATTGCAAATTAAATTCAAAAGCACATGAAACCAATTGATTTTCCGCAATCCACAAAGGTATTGCAAAAACCGTCAACAATGACGGATAGCGAATGTTCTTCATTGCACGTTTGGTGTGATGGCAATCAATGTGTGTCAGTATGGAAAGCGACATTGATTGAAAGGTTGAAAATTTTATTCACGGGCAAAGTGTATTTGGGTGTTTTGTCAGGTAAGACACAACCACCCGTTTTTGTCGCCGGGGAATCTGTATTTGAAAAAGCCCCGATAAAAGCCCGAATTTTAGCTTTTCTTTCCCAAGCAAAGGAAAGTATTATTGAAGCATGGAAAAGTCTTGCAGAAGCCGCCAAACAGCCCGACAAACGGAAACATTTCATTGTTGGCTTCTTTATTTCACTTGTTGTCGGTTCTTTGCTTGGTTTTCTTATCGGATTTGTTGCCGGAAGTCTTGCCGGGATATTGAAAGAATGGTGGGATTCCAAAGGACATGGCACGGTTGAAGTCATGGATGCGTTATTTACCGCCTTGGGTGCAGCTTGCGCGATGCCCTTTGCATGGTTGATTCATTATGTAATTTTCTGATGTTATGCCAAAGATTATTGAAACAAGTATTGAAAATCTTATTCCGGATGATAAGAATTTCAACAAGGGAACACAATATGGCGACCATCTTATGGATGAATCATTGCGCAAGTTCGGTCTTGGTCGGTCAATCCTGATTGATAAGAACAACCGTATTATTGCCGGAAACAAGACGGCGGAAAAAGCCGCCGACATAGGATTTGACAATGTGATTATTGTTGAAACCGATGGTAATTCACTTGTTGCTGTAAAGCGTAAGGATATTGATTTGGATTCCGCCAAAGGACGGGAACTTGCACTTGCAGACAATGCGACAAGCAAAGAAAATCTTGAATTTGACACAGATTTGATAATGCAGGAAGCGGGCAAATTTGATTTTGACCCGCAAGATTGGGGCATTGCACTTGAAGATTCAGAACAGGACGATGAAAACCAAGATGAAAGCGGCAAAAAGGTAATAAGCACACGTTTAGTTGTTGAATGTGGTGACGTTACAAAGTTGTCGTTGTTATTCAGTGAGTTACAAGACCGAGGATTTAAGTGTGAGTTGAAAGAATAAGTTACGAAAGTGACAAATTTTACCTAAAAAAGAGAATTAAACATGGCAAAGTTCAGTAAAAAAACGGTGGATAAGATTGTTGGGCTTGTAAAGTCTGACACATACACCATTGCCGAAATTTGCCGCCAAGTAGGAATAACACCAAAAACATATCACGCATGGATAAATGATTATCCCGAATTTGCCGAATCAATCGAACAGGCAAAGGATGAACGAATGCAAATGATGGTCATTGAAGCCAAGAAATCATTAATGAAGAAAATACAAGGGTATGAAGTGACCGAAACAAAGGTTGTTACAGTTCCGGGGCGGGAAAAGGATGCGCAAGGCAAACCGAAACCGATAATCAAGGAACAAACAACCACAAAGAAGCATATTCAGGCAGATACGGCGGCAATCATATTCACATTGACAAATGGCGACCCGGAACATTGGAGAAACAGGCAAACAACCGAAGTGACGGGAAAAGACGGTAAAGATTTGTTTGCATCCAAGACGGATGAAGAATTGGACAATGAAATTGCCGAATTGCAAAGGAAATTGGAATAATGGCGACACGGGCGGACAAGATAAAATATTGTAAGGCTTTACAAGAACGGCTTATTCGTGAAAGTCGTTCCAATTTGTTGCGTTTTACACTTTCCACCATGTCAACATTCCGCCCGGCGGACTTTCACCGCCGATATTACAAGGTTTTGACGGACTTTGCCGATGGCAAAATTCGCAAACTTATGGTATTTATGCCCCCACAACATGGAAAATCCGAGGGTTCAACAAGACGATTACCCGCATTTCTTCTTGGGCGTGACCCCGACAAGAAATTGGCGATTGTATCATACAATGCCCCGAAAGCAAGAAAATTCAACCGTGAAATTCAACGTATCATTGACACACCTGAATATCATGCAATATTTCCGGGAACAAACTTGAATGCAAGCAATGTGACGACCGTTGCCGGGTCTTGGTTAAGAAATGCCGATGAATGCGAAATTGTTGGATGTCGTGGTGGTTTTAAGACGGTCGGCGTTGGCGGTGCTTTGACGGGTGAACCCGTGGATATTCTGATAATGGATGATATTTACAAGGATGCGAAAACAGCATGGTCGCCGATTGTTCGTGAATCCGTTTCAGATTGGTATGATACCGTGGCGGAAACCCGATTGCACAACGATTCGCAACAATTGATTGTGTTCACAAGATGGCATGAAGATGATTTGGCGGGAACATTATTGCGACAACAAGGTGTGTATGATGAAAAGGAAAACCCGGATGGGTGGGTTGTTGTCGTATATAAGGCAATCAAAGAGGGCAAGCCGACCGAATACGACCCGCGAAATGAGGGTGAAGCCTTATGGAGCGAAAGACATAATCTTGCAAAGCTGCAAGCCATACGCAAGCGCAATCCGCAAGTGTTTGAATCATTGTATCAACAAGACCCGCAACCACGCACCGGACTTATGTACGAAAGCGGATTTGTTGAATATCTTATTCGCCCGGCAACAAAGTATGTTAAACGTAAATGTTATGTGGACACCGCCGATACAGGTGCAGACTATTTGTGCGCGATAGTATATGACGAAACGGACATTGGTAACTATATTGTTGATGTATTATACACGCAACGTCCGGTTGAATACACGGAAACCGCGCTTGCAAAGATGCTTTGTAAACATGGTGTCGCCGAATGTATTGTTGAAGCAAACAACGGTGGTCGTCTGTTTAAGAACAACGTGGAAAAGCAATGCCGATTGATGGGCAACGGCAAAACGAAGTTTACTTCATTCCATCAAAAGGAAAACAAGGAAACACGTATTTATGAACATTCGGCAATGGTTCAAAACCTTACATTCATGCCGCAAGGTTGGAAACATTTATTCCCTGAATTTGCAAAGGCGATTTGCGGTTATTTGAAAGCCGGACAAAATGAACACGATGATGCGCCGGATGCTTTGACGGGTACAATTGAAAAGCGTAAAAACCACAAAAAATCGGATGTGGCAAGTCTTTTTGGTTATTGAGTGTATTACTATAAAACATAAATGATATGACAATTGAAGAAATTTTCAAAAAAGCAACGGCAAATGATGTGATTTCGGAATTGAAGTCAAGCCGTTTTATTCCGCAACCTGATGTTGAGGAAGCAAAAAAAGCATTGAACCCCAAGTTGCATGATGTCAATGACCCTATAAAACGACCGGACAAACGGGTGAAAGTTGATGCAGATAATGACGCGGATTCCGCGCAAAAGGTTATCACGACCGATGGTGAAGCAGTCAATTTCAGGACGGAAAAGGTGGCACGGGTTGCGATTGCCTTGCAAAAGCTGATAATCAAACGTGCCGTGTCATTTTGTTTTGGCAATCCCCCCAAATATAATGCAACGCCCAAAAACGATAATGAACAAGCCGTGTTATATGCTTTGAATCGTATTTTGGTGGATGTAAAAAGCAAATCAATGAACCGAAAGATTGCACGTGCCATTTTCGGATTCAAAGAATGTGCAGAATATTGGTACACCGTACCCGTAAACAAAGCACATTCAAAATATGGCTTTCCGGCACAACACAAATTGCGTTGTGCGTTGTTTTCACCTGAATATGGTGATACGCTTTACCCGTACTTTGATGAAACGGGTGATATGGTTGCCTTTTCACGTGCATTCAGTAGAAAAGGCGACAACGGAAATGCCGTTGATTACTTTGAAACATTTACAGATAAGGAACATTGGCTTTGGGTGAACGGGGCAAATGGGTATGAAGCCGCCCCCGGTTATCCCAAACCGATTGCAATCGGTAAAATTCCGGTCATTTATGGACACCAACCGTATTTTGAAACGGAAGATGTGGACAAGCTGATTGACCGTTTAGAACACCTTTTGTCAAACTTTGCAGACACCAACGATTACCATGCTTCACCGAAGATATTCACAACCGGACAAATCAACGGTTGGTCAAAGAAAGGTGAATCCGGCGCGGTTATCGAGGGTGAAGAGGGTGCGACAATGCAATACGTGTCATGGCAGAATGCGCCGGAATCCGTCAAATTGGAGATTGAAACCCTTTTGAAATTGATTTATACCATATCACAGACACCCGACATTTCATTTGATGCAGTCAAAGGACTTGGAGCAATAAGCGGCGTTGCCCTGAAACTTCTTTTTATGGATGCACACCTGAAAGTACAGGATAAGGGGGAAATTTTCGATGATTATTTACAACGCCGTGTAAATGTTATCTTGGCTTATATCGGGCAGATAAACACAACATTGGAAAAGGATTGTGAAAATATCATTGTTGAACCGGAACTTGTGCCGTATATGCTTGTCGATGAACTTGAAGAATTGAATTATTGGTTGACCGCAAACGGAAATAAGCCCGTTATTTCGCAAGAAGAATCCATTGAGGGTGCAGGTATATCCAAAAATGTTGAAGCGACTATGCAAAAAATAAAAGAACAAACAACGAATGAAAATTCGTTTATGGTTGGTGAACCTATAATTGCATAGGTTATGGAAATAAAAACATTTTCTATTGGCGACCATGTTTGGTTGATGAAAGACAATGCAGTTGCAGAATGTGAAGTGATTGCGATTTCTGTTGATTGTTTTTTCGGAAACGAAAGACTACATGAAAATGATAATGGAAAAATTCAATTATTCACGGATGAACTGACAATTGGTTTGGGTGTGGAATATACGTTGGTAGAATGTCGGTTCAAGAACTCATGTGCGAAAAAATTCACACAGATTCACGACCGATGCTTTGCTACAAAAGAAGAACTTATTAAAACCTTGTAAGTATGGCAAAACGACAAAAAACAACACGTTTTTCCGTACAATCATACGATTTGGAGCATTACAGGCAAACGGAATCTTATGCGCGTGCCATTGATGTTTTATTTGACCGGGCAACAAAAGAAATATCCATCGCGGCGGCAAAGGGTAAATATGACCCTGACAAGCCATTTTCCTTTGATGATTATCCAAGCGTCAAAGCGATTATGCAAGAAGTTACAAAACAACTCGCAAGCCGTATGATAACCACGATTGAAACCGGGTCAAAAAAACAATGGCTGTTTGCGTGTGATAAGAATGACGGTTTCATTTCATCAATCATGGACACGTCAAAGTTAAGCAAGTCCCGATTGAAGAAAATGCAAGACCGCAATTTGGAAGCCTTGCAAGCATTTCAGAAAAGAAAGATTGACGGAATGAATCTTTCACAAAGAGTGTGGAAATATGTTGGACAATACAAAGAACAACTTGAATCCGCCCTTGATGTTGGGTTGGGCGATGGAAGAAGCGCACAACAATTGGCACGTGATGTGAAGCAGAATTTGAACGAACCCAACCGATTGTTTCGGCGTGTACGTGATAAACGCGGCAATCTTGTATTGTCAAAGGCTGCAAGGGCTTTTCATCCCGGACGTGGCGTGTACCGTTCAAGTGTTAGGAATGCGCAACGGTTGACACGTTCCGAAATAAACATGGCATACCGGGAAAGCGATTGGCAGCGTTGGCAAAGCCTTGACTTTGTTGTTGGCTTTGAAATACACCGTTCCAACCATGAACCGTTGTGTGATTGCGATTTATGCGAAAAATTGGTCGGAAGATACCCTAAAACATTCAAATTCAAAGGGTGGCATCCACAATGTATGTGTTACGCCGTTCCTATCCTGATGGACGAAGAAACCTTTGATGAAAACGAATTGGGCGACCTGAAAGCGGCTTTGAATGGCACGACATACAAGAAAATGGAAGCCAAAAATATTGTAGTTGATGTTCCGGATGGGTTCAAACAATGGGTTAAAGACCACGTGGAAGCACAAGCGAATTGGGCTTCAACGCCTTATTTTATCAAAGACAACTTCAAGGACGGGCAATTGTCCAAGGGGTTGAATATTGCATTGCCTGAAAAACCGAAGATTGACCCGATACAACAACAGCTTGATGCACTGAAACCACAAATCACATTGATGCGTCAAGATTGCTTGAAATGGGGATTGTCTTTGCAACTTTCAATGCTTGATAAGTACGTTCAGGAAAGGGATATTGCCCATATTCAATCAAGGCTTGCAATCATACAAACAAAAGTCCGTGATTTGGAACAATCTGATTCGGCAATTCGCGCAAAATGCCGTGAATGGGGGCTTAACACCTACATTCTTGATGAAGCAATGAAGAATCCGGATGTGAATAATATCTTGAAGCAAATGGCGGAATTGGAAACAAGGTGTATGAATGCGGAAAAAGAATATAAAGATTTCATTTCCGATGCTAACAATGCTATCAATGAAGCTAAAAAATACAAGATTGATACGGCGGATATGTTGGCAAATGTTACCACAATCAAAGGCGATAAACGCGAATGGATAATGGCAAAAGCATCATTCAAAAAAGCATTGCAAGACTTATTGGACAAAATACAGGATGCAAAAGGGGGTGAGAAAGCCGAACCGACAAAACTTGATGATGTATTTACCAATATCGAAAAAGCCGGGGTTGAATATCGTGAAGTCAAGATGCACGAAAAACAGTTGACAGAAAGTGAAATTATCGCAAGAGTTGGTGGCGGCGACCGAACAACGGGTTCTTGTGCATCGCTTGCGTTTGCATGGGCGGCGAACAAGGGTGGAATGAATGTTTTGGATTTCCGAGGTGGTAAAAGCCTTAAATATTTTTGCAGGATGTCAAATCTTATGCAAATATGCGACAAATTGGGCGGATATTCGGCGTGGGCAACCGGAATCCAAATGATGAAACAAACGGAAATCGGTAAACAATACTATCTTGCTATTGGGCGGCACGCGGCAATTGTTCGCCAAGTTTCAAAAGGCAAATATGAATACTTGGAGTTACAAAGCGCATATTCCAACGGATGGAAACCGCTTGATAGTAAGACTTTCGGTTGGCGTTTTAGTGCAAGGGGCAAAGAATATGGTATGTTGATTGATATTGAAGTTCTGCAAAAGGATTCAGGATTTCGCAAGATGGTTGGTTATATCAACACGGCTGAATCGGAACAAAATAAAGGGACAAGCGGAACAATCAAATAAAACAAAAGGCGGGATGATTCCCGCCTTTGTCATTTCCGGTCTTTGAAGAAATTAGCCCATTCGGGATTTTCTTTGTCAAAGATTTCTTTTTCCTTGGCTGATAGTTTCCACGGATATTCCGCAAAAAGGTTAAATATTCGCTTTTTGTCAAAAGTAAATAGGTGTTCACCCACCCGGTCGGTTTCAACCCAAAAGATGGTGTCCGTTTCGTTCCTTTTGTAAAACTTTGTTTTGCTCATATACTTTCAATTTATCGTTTCCACATTTCACATTTTGTTGGTTTGCATATCAAACCGCGTTGGCTTTTGTCCGCCAAAGGCTTGTTTGTGTGGCTACATACATACTTGTTTATACCAATATCAAGGATGCAACAAATACACGTCCAACAACACTTAAAGTCAAATTCGTTGTTTCCCATTGTTACGATTTGTTTTCTTGCGGTGAATCACCCCCCGGTAAATGATGCACTTGTTGTTCCGGTACGGTTTTGATTCCGTAATTCCGTATGCCCACAACCGGGACTTTGATACGCCTAATTCAGCCGGGGTAAATATGTCAAATATGGCAGTAATAGAACCGAAATAATGGTTGTTATTATCGCCAAAACATACGTGATATATTGTATTGCCGTTCATTGCTCATTTAATATTGTTTCAAGTTCATCAATAGCCAAGTTAAGTTTTTTTATACGCCTTTTCCAATACCACCTTGTAATGAAAGATGCTTTTTCGTATTTGCAAACAAGGCGTTCAAGTTCACTAATAACAGCCGATGCGGTAACGGTACGAATGGCAGATGAACAACATTTGGCAGCTTCTTCACTTGCTTTTCCAAATTCGGCAAACGCATTTGCAAGGTTGTTTGCAAAATCATTTGTGAATTGTTCCACCCCTTTTGCGTCAATATTTTCTTTGTATTCCATATTATTTTGCACTAAAATCAAACCATTCACGCGGTGAATTAAATGCCGCCTTTTTTACTTGCCGATAAAACGCCTTGTTAAGTTTGCGCAACCTTGCCAACGCTTCATGTGGCTGCCAATGGAAGTCCGGCATTACTTCATTGTTTGCCGCATAAATTCCGCCTTGTGTTGGCTCGTAATGACCAAAGGCGACCAATTGACCATCCTTGATAAAAACAACGTCCAAAATGGCTTTATTTTGCTTGTGCCGGAATGTAAGACGGCGACATCCTGAATAATATTCAAAGATTCGTTTTTGATGTTCCATTGCCGCCTTGAATTGTTCCGCTTGCAGCTTTCGCCGATTCCACATATTGCGGGCAACCTTTGACCGATATTCCGCCACGTTGATAGGTTCATTCCCGGTTGCCATATCATACGGCAACAAACCGTCATTGAACATCTTGACGGCACGGGTAAAATTTTCCTTGTCAACAATCTTATCGTGAAGTGACTTCACGAAATCCACCGTCAAATCATATTTCTTTGCGGCGGCTTCAATACTTGTCTTTTCCATACAAAAGTAACTATTTTATTTAATACAACAAACTATTCAATAACTTGTGAGATTGTACCTTTTTATGTCAAATTTATAATAACGACCAATTTTCTTCATAAGAACACCGTTCAACTTCATTATGCTTTGTATAATTGCCATGTTGAAGCAAAACCGGAATGATATTCTTGGGAATAAAAACGCCCCATCCTTTGCCCTTTTCAGGAAAAACCCGGACACACGACCCGTTATTTTGGATGTGACCTATTTTGAAATAATTGTGTGAACCATTCCATCCATCATAATGTGAAATGGTCTTGCCCATAAGGGATTGTTTAATTTCTTTGAGTAACATAGTTGCGAAAGTGTTATGGGGCGGGAATACCGCCCCGGATTGTTAGATGTAATAAATATCAATTGACCCCGACCCCCATTCTTCTTCTAATTGTAAGGTCAAAGATGGGGTCGTTTTAGGTATGAAAGATTCATTGTTTTCATCCCGGTAAACATAGATGAACATTCTTTCAATCGCAATATCCTCAATTGTCCCAAAGTGATGCTTTGTGCTTACAATTCCTGATGAACACCCCCAAATGGTGTTGTCTATTCCCGCGCAATTGATTGCGTCAATTAAATTAAAGTTTTCTTGTGTCATTGTTGCGAAAGTTTATGGCGGCATACGCCCCCGGTTATTATTCCATTGCTGATTCAAGATTATCAATGCAATCTTGGATGTTGTCAACCGCATATTCCAAATTGTCGATGGCTTCTTGCATCTTTTCACCGCGTTCACCATCTTGTATTGATTCCGGCAGATTGTCGTATGCGTCTTGTTCTTCTTCTTGAAGTGATTCAATACTTGATTTGAGTTCTTCAAGTTGTTCAGCTATCTTTTGAATTTCTTTTCTTCTTGCGTTATTCATAATGTTTGAATTGTGGGGCAGTTGCCCGCCCCCGGTTATTTATTCTTTGTGTAGCTATATATCGAATGTGTGGTATGACTAATGTTGAATATTCAGCCGCCCAAATAACCCGAACGTCAATGATTCGTTGCGTACCATCGCTTATGATTGCCGAAAAGCCTTTTGATGTCATTTCCGGCTGTTTTACCTGAATCACTTTTTCATTCAATCCAAACTTGAAGCATTTGTTTGTCAATATCCGGATGCCGTTATTCCATGATTCTGATGTTTCTTGTTCCATTGCTTTCATGTATGAATCAAAATCCATATTTGCGGCGGGGTCATTAATGATTTCGCATGAATGCTTACATACATTGTCCAACCAACGCATGATTTTTGATGTTTTACGCCAAGACCAATTCCGCGTGCGTTCAAAGTATTTGCGGCATTTATTGGCGCGTTCATAATTTGCTTTTGCGGATTGAAGTTTAGAATTGATGAAGCTGTAATGCGCTTTGTACCATTCTTTCATTTTATCAAACCACAACTTTTTGAAATCGGTCATAGAATGTTCCAATGCGTTAGACAATCCGGTTGTTGCATCCTGATAATTCCTTGCATCTGATTCCATCTTGGAAAGTTGTTCTTTCAATGATTCAACAAGCATTATTTCACGTGACAAATAGCGTTCATTGTTCTTCATTGATTCGTAATTGTCTGTGATGCGGAAAGCCTTTTCAAAACCGATTATATTTACGTCAACGGGCAATTTGTAGTCACGTAACTTGTGACCCCGATATTCCCGTTCTGATTCAACGATAAGGTCAATGGAAATATTGACGGATTCGCAAGCCTTGATTGTACGGTTCTTGTACATTTCAACCTTGCGTTTGTAGTCAGAAATACGCTTTTGCGCGGTTTCTAATTGTTTGTTGATTTGTTTAATTGTTGCCATTGTTGCGAAATTTATATTCATATAAGTTGCGTGTGTTATAGTAACACACTGCAAATATAAATGTTTTATTTAATATAACAACCATTTTTGCCGAAAAAATGCAATTGCATTGCAAAAATGTGGATAAGTAAAGCATAAGTTCGTCAATATATCAATGTGTATCACTATAAAACACAATATCTTTGTTGATGATTTGTAACACATAAAAACATTTATCGAATGAAAGAAAAGATTTTGGCATTACTGATTGCAAAGTTTTCAGGCGTGCGAAAAGACGTTTTGAATCACTTGGCACGCACATTTGCGTTACAGGCGACCAACGATGAAGAAGCGAAAGCCCTTGTGGATAAACTCACCGATGCGCAAGTGGATGAATACGTCAAGGAATTTCGCGCAGATGTGGACAAGGAAGTGTCCGAAAGCAACAAAACCTTTGAAGCGAACTTGAAGAAGAAGTATGATTTCGTGGACAAGGGGAAAAAGGTTGAACCCGGCAACCAAGACCCCGACCCGAAAGATATTTCTGAAATTGTGAAAGCAGCCGTTGCGGAAGCGGTCAAGCCGTTTCAAGAAAAGTTATCCGGCTATGAAGCTGATAACATTGCAAAATCAAGGCTTCAAGCATTGACCGAAAAATTGAACGAATGTAAGGACGAAACATTTAAGGCACAAACACTTAAAGATTTTGCCCGTATGAAATTCAACACGGACGATGAATTTAATGAATACTTGAACGAAAAGGTCACAGACATTGCCACCGCAAATCAAAACATGGCAAATGCCGCATTGAGCAATTCCGGCGGAACACCACTTTTTACCCAAAAAGAAGAAAATGGAGTTTCAAAGGGCGTTGCTGAATTTGTGGCAAGCCAAAAGCCCGAAAACAATACGTTTACGGGAAAAGAAATTTAAGTTGAACCCTAAAAGCAAAAAACAATGTCATTGACAATTAAACGCAAAAAGGACAATCGCGTTGTGAAGTGTATTCTTCACCGCGTTGCGGACATTCCCGGCGGTGTGACCGTACAGGTCGCCAATTTGGGCGGTTCGGCGTTGTTTGAGGGAACACCCCTTGGCAAAGGTTCAAATGGTTTGTATGTCGTTTGTAAGACCGCGCAAGTCATTACAGAAGCGAACGGAACTGCAACAACCTATGAAGTGGCGAAAGGACACCATTTCAAAGTTGGTGACAGGTTCGCGACTAATGCTTGCAACGGTCAGACAATTACAGCCATTGACAAATCCGATGCCGCAAAAGATGTCATAACCGTTGGAACAACCCTTGGTGCAGTAGTGAAAGCCGGAACTTGTGCATTTGAATCAAGTGGAGCAAACAAGACATTAAAAGTTACCCCGGTCGCCATTGCCGGGTCAAACTATGATGTTGAGAACGGCGAAAACTTGTTCACGGATGCTTGGGTTATCGGTGTCGTGAATGCTGCAAATGCACCAATTGTCAACGATGCCATTAAACAGGCATTGAAAACAATCGCTTATGTATAACCCCTAAAAGTAAACCAATATGCAGAAATCATTGATGGTTGGGTTGAATGAAAAGGATATGGAAGCCGTAATTCGCACCTACGACCTGAAAGATTACTATTATCCAACCCTTTTCCCACTCAAAGAAACAAATTTCTTGACGTGGAAAATGCTTGAAGCGCAATCGGGCTTGAAGATTGCCGCCGACCTTGTGTCAAGGGGTGCGACAATTCCAAGAAAGACCCGTGAAGCGATTTCAAGGATTCAGGGTGATATACCCAAAATCACCATTTCGAGAGAGAAAAACGAAGATGAATTGACCGAATACGACATAATGGTTGCAATGTCGAGCAACAACCCCGACTTGAAAGCCCTTGTGGAGTTTTGGGCAGAAGATACCAAGTTTTGTTGGGATGGCGTTGCAGCCCGTGCGGAATGGATTGCATTGCGTGAAATTTCGCTTGGAAAGGTCAAATTCACCAATTCCAACAACGCCGCGGTTGTTACCGAATACGATGTTGATTACCTGATTCCGTCAGAACAGAAGATTGGCGTTACCACTTCTTATACTGATGGTACAGCGGGAAAACCTTTGACCAAGGATATTCCAGCCGCATTGAAATTGGGTAAGAAATTGTTTGGCGCAACGTACAAATTTGCATTTATGAATGTTGATACCTTTGAAAAATTCGCTTCACAAGAAGAAGTTTGGAAGAAGTGTTCTTCATTCATTCAGAATGCAACAGGTACACAAGACACGCCGGATTTGGCAACCGTGAACGCATATCTTGCCAAGAAAAAAGAATTGTTCCGTGGCTTGCAGATTATCGTAATTGACCAAGAAATTACGATTGAACTTGCCGATGGTTCACGCACCACTTCAAATCCGTTTGAAGATGATGTTATTCTTTTCTCTGAAAGCAAGGTTCTTGGGAACACCTATTGGAAGAAACCTATTGATGCAAAGAAGATGCCCGGAAGCGTTGCCGAAAAGGTTATGCACGGACATACTTTGGTCAAGAAGTATTCAAATGAATCACCCGTTCAGGAAGTTACCGAGGGAATCGCAAACCTTTTCCCGGCTTGGAATCTTGCCGGAAGAAGTGTCCTGATGCAGACCAACGCAACTTCTTGGAATAAAAACTAACATTGACCACGGGGTGCATAATTGCGCCCCAAGGTCTTTTTGCAAAGATGTATATGACAAACAAAGAGTATTTGACCAAATCATTAAACGGACTTAACATTTCGGAAGATGATATTGATATTATCTTACTGAAAGGTGGTCTTGAAGCGGATGGCGTTGTTGATACAAGGGCTTGTGATATGTCGGTGTACAATCGTATGTCGGTCGTATTGAAAGGAATGATGCAAAATGTTTCCGAGGGTGGATATTCCATTTCATGGAACATGGATGCCGTCAAGCTGTTTTATAACGCATTATGCAATGAATTGGGCAAAGAAAACGTGTTAGTCGCCCGTCCGAAAATTCGCAACCGTTCAAATATTTGGTGATTATGATAGTGAAGCAATATCCGCATTACCTATTCATTGAAGAAGCCGCGGAATCCATACAGGATGAACAAGGCAACTTTATAGAATGTTTGGTGTCGCGCAAGTTTATTTCCATGTGCCGAGAGGAAACAGATGGGAAAGGTACGGAATATCAAGTTGCCGGGGGGGAATACCAAAAGGCAACGTCTGTTATTCAATGCCCTAAAAGTTGCCCGGTTGTAAGCCGGGGAACAAACGTGATTGTTGCAAACGACAAAGAATGTAAGGATATACGCATTTCCGGAATTTGCTTGAATTTTGACCCCGCACAACTTCATTCAAGATTATGGGTATAAAGGCTAATTTTACGAAAGATGATGTCAAAAGACGTTTTGATGCCTTTCTTGACGAAATCGAACGAAAGCAAATTGCAAGATTGCAAAGGCTTGGTGAAATGTGTCTTATTGAAGCGCGTAACAACAAGGGATATACAATGCAGACGGGGGCATTGCTTTCGTCAACAGGTTATGAAGTCTTTGTTGATGGCGTGGCAATACATTCCCAATTTGATGCAGCAAGCGGGGCGGAAAGCGATGCGGCGGCAAGGGGCATAAAATCCGGGCAATCTATTGCCGAAAAAGTCGGCAAAGAAACCAAGGGTGTTGCGCTTGTCGTTGTTGCCGGAATGAATTATGCCGCGTATGTGGAAGCCCGCGGATATAACGTGCTATCAAGCGCGGAACATCTTGCAGAAAGGGAATTGCCCCGAATGTTGGAAAAACTAATTACTAACATCAAACGTGCAGCGGAATAATGAAAACCATTTTTGACACCGATGGAATCTTGTTTGCCTTACTTGATGGTAAAACATCAATTAAGGGCGGTTGTTATACCGGGGATGATAGACCCGAAAATTCGACCAACGAAGATATTGTTGTGAATACTATTGATTTGGCGCAAGATTGCTTGCCGCAAATTGGTACTTCAAACATCAATATTTATACGGCAGACACAAGCAAGAAAATAAAGGGCAAAATGCAACTTTCGGCAAATCGCACACGTCTGAAAGCCTTGGCAAATGAAGTCTTGGCGATAGTGAGAAAAGCGAATTTGGATGGGTTGACAATAACGCCCGGCAATATGACGATTATGTATGAGCCGAACACAAAACAACATTTTATCAATATTCGCATTGATTGGAATATTCAAATTGATTAAGTTATGGCAGCACAAAGAACATCTTTAATCACACTTGGTTTGTGTCAAATCAAGGTTGGAACAGCCGCACCGGATGGTGTGATGCCCGTTGAGTTGTCGAAGATTGGCAAGACCTACAAAGATACGTGTAAAATTGCACAAGAATCGGCAGAAGTGACAGAACACTATGAAGAGGGTATGGCGGCACCGGAAGTCCGCAAGAAATCCCGCAAAATTCCTACATTGACATTTTCAATGATGGATGCAAATGTGGATGACCTTGTGGCATACGTTGGCGGTGAAAAACTTGAATCCGGTGCTTGGGGCTATGATGGTAACGAAGTTGTCGCAAATAAGGCAATATTTGTTGAAACAGAACAAGGACTTGACTTTGAAATTCCCAATGGCGACATTGAAGCGGTTATTAACGCGGATATGTCTGCAAAGGGCATTTTCCTTGTTGACTTCACAGTGACCCCAATGGCAGTTACAGCCGGGAAAGCCTTGCGAGGTGTACCCAAAAAAGGCGCATAACCCGAAATCGGGGTGTATCGAACCCGAAGCCCCCGGAGTGATTGAACTTTGGGGGCTTTAATTTTATAAAAATGATGATAGATACATTGATATATGTGATGGTTGTTTTGGTAGATACCGCAATCATTGAAAACCGATATGATAACAACTTTTATGATGCCAACCGCTTATTTAGGATTGAAATGCTAAAACAAGCATCGCATGAAGCGGCGCAAGAAGCGTCAAGAAAAGTCGTAAATAAAACATACACAATGAAAATTTTAGATTTATATCGCAAAGATGAAACAAATAATGTCGGACGATAAAAAGAAACTTGAACAGGAACGGGCGGAACTGAATACCTTGATAAACAAGGGTGTTTCATTTGAAGTCAAAGACGTTGAATTTGACGTTGAAAAACATTTCTTTGGTCTTGTCAAGAAGTATAAACCCCGCGAAATCAAGCGGTCATTCAAGATTGAAGAATTAACGCTTGCGACCCTTGACCGTATTTCCGCTGAAACAATAGAAATGACGATTGATGAAGCTGAAATGAAATCAGAAGATTCAATGAAACGTGCAAGGGGGCTTGCTTGTAAGCATTCAATAAGATGCGCAAAAGTTATCGCCATTGCCGTACTTGGTGAAAATAGATTGATTCCCGTTACCGGAAAGAATGGTGTTAGATGGGTCGAGGACGTGAAAAGGCTTGACGAACTTACTTCATTATTCGCCCGGACAATAAAACCATCTATGCTTTATAAATTGTACGTTCTTGTAAATGCAATGTGCAATTTGGGGGATTTTTTGAACTCTATTCGATTAATACAGCAGGAAAGAACCACAATGCCGATTCGGATAGAGGAAAACAACGAGGGTTAAATAGTCCATACGGTCGCCGGGGGGCTATATGCCAACATTTCGGATGGACTTATGACTACTTGTTACATGGCATTGCATGGTCTATTGTTCAACGAATGATGATTGATGCGCCAAGTTATGATTTTGATAATGACAATACGGAATCAATCGAATTGACAGAAAGTAACAGTGAACAAATTATGAATTATGTAAACAGTTTAATGTGATATGGCAGAAATTGACGGCGGTGCATTGTCTTTTAAGTCCATAATGGACAATGACCAATTAAATGCGGCAATAAATGAAACAATGCGGCGTGTACAAGGGTTTTCGGATGCCGTTGTTGGTAGTGGTGATGTCATGGACAAGACCACACAAGAAATCGTTGAATGTATTGAAATTCAAAAAAAAGTCGTTCAGGATTTGGAAACGACTTATTCAGATTTGAATGCAAAAGTCAATGGAATAGAACCCGGTGATGCCCAAGATGCTTTAATAAATGAAGCTAAACAGGTAAAACAGGAACTTGACGCGGAACGTCAAGGTCTTGTGTCTTTAATGAATGAACTTGCCAATTTGCAGGCGACCAATATCGGCGTTTCCGGTTCAATAGAACAAATAAGAACAACGCTTGGTCAAATTGGAAGCGCGTGTCAGACGCACGAACAAGAAATTGCAAAACTTGAAGAAGAATACAACCGCCTTGGTTCTAAAATGGGTGATGCGTTTATGTCCGGACGTGATGATGAATATCGGGCTATTAAAGAACGGGCGGACGCACTAAAGGGCGAAATAAAAGTTCGCGAACAAATATTGAGCGAATTGCGCGAACAATCAAATGCTTTGGAAGATGAAGCAACCAAACTTGAAAAGGCTGCAAAAGAAGCAGATAATGCCGCGAAGTCGCACGTTTCAATGCGTACAAGAATCAGGGAATTAAAAGAAGAAATGATGTCGCTTGTTGCTGATGGAATTGACGAAAATTCAGAAGCATACAAGCGTTTAGTGGATGAATTGGGACGATTGCAGGATATTCAAGGTGATGTTAGTCAGCAAGGTTCAATACTTGCCAATGATGAAGCACAATTCCAAGGTATAATAACCGGATTGAATGGCGTTGTTGGTGGATTTACGGCGGCACAAGGTGCGGTCGCGCTGTTTGCCGGAGAAAATGAGAACTTACAAAAAATAATGCTGAAAGTGCAATCCTTAATGTCAATCACAATTGGGTTGCAGCAAGTCGCACAAACCTTGAACAAGGATTCAGCATTTCAACTTGTCACCCTGAATGGATTGAAGCAATGGTGGAATAACCTTTTGGCGGTCGGTCGTGGTGAACAAGTTGCATCAACAGCCGCAACCGTTGCCGATACAACGGCAACCATTGCGCAAACAGCAGCAGAAACGGCAGAAACAGCGGCAGAAACAGCGCAAACAGCAGCGAAGCAAGCAAATACAGCAGCCCAAGCCGGTAACACCACAGCCCAAGCCGCAAACACAGTTGCAACCGGGGCGCAAACAACCGCAGCCGTTGCAGGAACAGCGGCAAACATAGGTCTTGCCGGGGCTTTTCGTATGGTTGGCGCGGCAATAAAATCAATACCCGTTTTTGGTTGGGTCATAGCCGGAATATCCTCTTTAATTGCGCTTGTTGCGCATTTTGTCGGGAAAGCAAATGAAGCCAAGGAAGCGCAAGAAGAATGGTATAAATCTATTGCGGAAAATGCCTACAAGCCAATAGCAACACTTGAAGAATTATCAGTAAAGTGGAATGCACTTGGTAATGATTTGGAAGCTAAGAAAAAATTCATCGAGGCGAACAAAAAGGCTTTTGATGAATTGGGCGTATCAATCAATGGCGTTACAGATGCAGAAAATTTGCTTATTGCAAATAAGCAGGCATTTGTAAATGCACAAATTGAAAAGGCAAAGGCATTGATTCTTGTTCAACAGGCACAAGGAAAGGTAAAAGATTTGATGCAAATGGAGCAGGAATATAATGCGATGCCGGACAAAACAAGCCAATGGATTCAGACAAGCAGTTTCGGAACAGGATATTATATAACCGTTGATAATCGAGCAAAAGAAAAAAAGAAAAAGGAAATCGAATCATTACGCAACGAAATCACAAAAGGTTATACAGATGCCGCAAACGCTGAAACGAACGGTTGGAATCTATTAAAAAAAGCCGGAATTGATGCGTCAAACACATATAAGGATGGAACTTTAGGTGCAATTGAGCAAGCTATACAGACCAAGCAAGCCGCATTGAAAAACCTGACAAACAATGCAGATTACAAAGCAGCCATGCAAGAAATTCAAAAGCTGCAAAAACAGGCTGATGCGATTACAGGTAAAAAAACAACGACAACACATGGTTCTACAACAAACAAAGACCCATTTTTGGAAAAGTTGAATAAATACAAAACCGAATATCAAAGATTCAACAAGTGGGTCAATTCCGGTGATGCCGTGTTGATACAATCGGCAAATGCTGAATTTCAAGGATTGCTTGCACAGGGGGCAACATATATTGACTACCTGAAAAAACAACGTGACCAAATTTTGTCGGTTGACATTGCAAGCCGGACAAAAGAACAAAACAAACAGTTGCGCCAATTGAATGATGCTATTGCAGAAGAAACAAAGAAAACCGTTTTGGAATCATTTAACAATGAATTGAATGAACAGTTGACCAATGCGCAAACCGTGATTGAAATGCTTAATATCATTGAGCAAAAACGGAAAGAATTAAGTAATGATGGAACGGAATTGGATAACGCCAAGTCTGATGCTTTGGATGAAGCCGAAAATAACGCACAAGAACAATTAAAGCAAGAAACAGAAGCGTTATTGGAAGAATATGCGTCTTATGTAGAGCAAAAACGAATGCTTGAAGAAAAGTTCAACAATGATGTTGTCTTGTTGACGCGTAAACGTGAGCAGGCAACAACAGATGAACAACGTAATGAAATTGACAAGGCGATTCAAAATCGTACTAATAAGTACAACAAGGACGTGAATAATATCGGCGGTATTGATTATGATGCCATGTTAGCCGAATACGGGACATTTGAACAACGTAAACAAGCGATTATTGATGAATATGACAAAAAACGAAAAGCAGCACAGACGGCGGGAAATACGGAAATGGTGGAAGCCTTGAACAAGGCACAAGAACAAGCCCTTTCAAAATTTGCCCTTGGTGAATTACAGGCACACCCCGATTGGGAATTGATGTTTGGCGACCTTGACGAAATAAGCACCCGCAAATTGCAAGAATTGATTGATAAAATTAATAGTCTTGATGGCGCATATCTTGGGATTGAGTTTGACCCGAAAGACCTTGAAACGCTAAAAAAGAAGATTTCGGAAATGCAGAACGAAATCAAAGAACGCAATCCATTCAAAGCCTTGGTTTCAAGCATTAAAGAATATGGTAAGGCAAGCGATGATGAAAGCAAGAAGAAGTCTTTGACTAAAATGTTTGAAAGTGCAAGTTCTGCCATTGACCTTGTAAGCGGAACACTTAACGCCGTAACGTCAGGACTTGAAAAGATGGGCGTTACTATGGATGAAGAAACCCAAGCGATAATTAGCGATTTGGGCGGTATTCTTGACGGTGCAAGTAAAGTCGCAACCGGAATTGCAACCGGGAATCCTCTTTCAATAATTCAAGGTTCTGTTGGTTTATTGTCGTCAGCTTTTGACTTATTCAATACTCGTGACCGTAGGGCAGAAAAACAAATTAAAGCGCATAAAAAAGCACTTGAACAACTTCAATCGGCTTATGCGCAATTGGAATGGCAGATTGATAAAGCCTTGGGCGGTGATGTTTATTCCGGTCAAATGCAAGCAATCCATAACATGGAGCAACAACGGCAAAATCTGCAAGCCATGTGGGAAGCCGAGGAAAGCAAGAAGAAAACGGACGGCGACAAAGTAAATGACTATAAAGAACAATATGCAGAATTAGGACGTCAAATTGAAGATATGTATGATGAAATTTCAAAAGATATTCTTCAAACTGATGCCACTGATTTTGCCGGGACTTTGGGTGATGCGCTTGTTGAAGCGTTTAAGCAGGGTGAAGATGCGGCGACCGCATTTGAAAACACCGTGAATCAAGTCTTGCAAAATGCCATTGTAAACCAATTGAAGAAAAAGTTCCTTGAACAACAACTTCAAGGCGCGTTTGATAATTTGGAAAATTCAATGGGATATTGGAATGGCGATGATTTCGTATTTGATGGGTTGACAGATGCAGAAATTGAAGATTTCAAAAGGCGCGTTCAGGCAGCCGCCAATAATTTCAATGAAGCGTTGGGCATATATTCCGATATTTTTAAGGATTTGAATATTGAAGATTCTGATGATTCTTTGACAGGTGCGGTAAAAGGAGTTTCAGAAGAAACGGCAAGCATACTTGCCGGACAGATAAACGCGGTTCGTATAAACCAAATTGAAGCAAATTCAATTTTGCGGCAATCATTGCAAACATTGAACACGATTGCGGCAAATACGGCTTACAACCGATATTTGGCAAGAATTGAAAGAATTATCACCATACTTGAAAGTAATTCCACCGGGGATTCTTTGAGGTCGCAAGGTTTATCGTAAATTTGTGTGTGTTACTATAAAACATAAAATATGAAAATTATCAAAGAACTTGCAAGAAAAGCAAAAGCGGACGGAATATGCAAACCGTGGTATAACGAATTGGTGAAATTGCATGATTCCGATGTTGCAACAATGGCGGAAATGTACTTAAAGGGTATTGATTTTTGCCTTGCCAATAATTACCCCGATAATGAGTTTTTAAGAACGCATTTCAAGGGCAAAATGGAACAATACGGTATTTTCCTTGATGATGATATAAATATTGAAAACAAGCCCAAATGCGTGTGTTTAGGGGCAAGTCATGGACGTGTCGTGACAAATGGCTTTGAGGTTTGTGAAGTGTTTGTTAAGCATGATTCAGAATTAAATATTATTGCAAAGGATAACGCCTTTGTGATGATTGATGTTTTTGATAATGCCGTTGTGAATGTGTGCGCAAGCAACCGGGCAAAAGTTTGCGTCAATTATTATGGTGGTACGATAATAAAAGTTATAACGGATGATGCCGTTGTAAAAATCCGGGAAAAGAACAAAAAAACATATTGATATGGATGCAAACAATATAATTCTACAAATGCCATTTGATGAAAGTAATGGTTCATTGATTGCGTATGATTACAGTCAAAACCGTGCAGACGGTGTAGTTACAGGTGCAAAATTTGTAGCCGGAAAAAACGGCAACGCCATACAATTCGCGGGCAAGGATACGTGCGAGGTGTCTAAAAGCGTCTTGCCAAATATGAACGCTGAATTTTCCATGTTGTTTTGGGTAATGAATAGCAGTGTTGAATGTGGTTCACCCAATAATTTAATTTGGGTTTTGAATTTTTCGGGATTGAAAAATTATGTTGAAGTCCCGATTGAAGTGAAGCCCGGAACATGGTTCTCTTTAGCTTTAACAAGACGTGGGGCGGCATTCAACTTTTATGTCAATTCATCTTTAGTAAAAACCATCAACCATTCCGGCACATTGCTTGGCGTGTCCCTGAATCAAGATTTTTACGGCGGTGATTTTGGCTTTGGCTTGTTGGATGATGTCAAGGTTTACAATATAGCTTTGACACAAGCGCAATTGATAGAAGAATTATCAACGAGTAAACAGCAAGCGTATTTGTTAGATGGTGTTGACTTCAAGAATTTTGGCGTTTATGTGTCCGGGTCTGATGGTGTAATGAATCGACCTAAATTAAAAGACCCGGCAAGTATTTCATGGGATAATTACCACGGTGAAAGCGTTGATTTAGCACATAAATTTTATGAATCCCGCGAAATTACTTTGTCTTGTTTTATAAAAGCTGAATCCAAAATGGATTTTATTAAACGCATTACAGAGTTTGAACAGCAATTTGACAAGACAGGAACAAACCGTCTTGTCATTGATGTTCACCCGGTAAAACCATTGATTTATGAAGTATATTGTAAAGACGCAATAGAAGTAACAAAACAATGGAGCAACGAACTTATGGTTGGTACGTTCAAACTGAAATTGATAGAACCCGAACCCGTGAAACGCGTGTTGAAACATATTCGTGTTGGTGAATCAACCAAGACTTGCACAATCACTTTGACCACAACCAAATATGTGAATATTTATTGGGGGGATGGGGCTGTTGATTACGACATAAGCGGTGATTCCGTAAAAGTGACCCATGATTATGTCAATAATGGCGATTATTTCCCGGTTATAACCGGATGTATTGAAGAAATAAAATCCTTTGAAACAAATGCAATTGTAGTATGGGAACGAATCTGACAAATATAATCATTACGCAACCAAGCGGAAACCGTGTGCCAATGCAAAATCGGCGCACGGCAACCGGAATAACATCCGCCAAGCAGAATTGGGGCTTAAATGCAGAAGATACGGTTGATATAACCGTTGAATCACCGTTCCCGCAGCAATACAATATTGGCGATAAAATAACGGTTTTTGGGCGTGATTACAAATTGAACCGTTTGCCATCCATTAAGAAAACGGGAATGCAGTTGTTTCAATATACCTTGCAATTTGAGGGCGTACAGTACGACTTATTCCGGGTTTCTTATGACGTAAACATTGACACCACGAATAATGAATTGCAGGATATTCAAGGTGATTCGTTGACAGGTGATTTGCGGCGATTTATGAATGTATTGATTTCAAATGCAAACCGCGTATTTCCCGGAAAATGGAAATTGGGGGCTTGCCCTGAAACAGCGGGCGACAAAACCTTAACTTTTGGAGAATCGGACAATTGCTTGTCTGTACTTCAAAATCTTTGTGATGCGTCCAATTTTGGCGTTGAATTTGAGATAACACAAGATAATGGTGTCTATACCATCAATCTTTATGAACAGGTTGGGCAAACGTCACCTTATTTGTTTGAGTATGGTCGGGGTAAAGGTTTATATGAGTTGCACCGTGAAAATGTTTCATCCGCAAACATTGTTACACGTTTGAAAGTATATGGCAGCACGGAAAATATAACTTCAAAATATCGTGCCGACCGACTTTGTTTACCCGGAAAGACAAAGGGGCAATCATATATTGAAAAACCTGAAATGGTGAAGAAATACGGCATATTTGAGGGACGAAAGAACTTTGATGATATAAAACCGTCTTTTACGGGGTCAGTCAAAAAGGTTATTGATGTCTTTTCATTTGTTGATACGGATTTCCCTTTTGATTTGAATGAAAAAGAATCGGATGGTGTAACCACAAAATATTTGATTGATGGTGTTGCGGCGAAAATCCATTTCAACACAGGCAATCTTGCGGGCTACGATTTTGAAGTAAAAAGTTATGACCATACAACAAAGACATTCGTTTTGCGGAAATTCACGGACGACCGGGGTAATGTTTTCCCGTCCGAAACATCCGCGGCATTTCAATTTGCCAACGGTAACGAATACAAGATAACTGATATTGCCTATTCCCCGGAAATCGAACAGGCAGCGGAAACAAAATTGGCGGAAGCCGGAAACAAATATTACGACCAAAATTGCCAACCGAAAGTTCAGTATGGCGTAAGTGTAACAAAGGCTTATTTGGAACAATTTGTGGATGAATCGGCGGGCGTGATGGACTTCTTTGCCCCCGGTGATTATATACACGTTAAGGATGCGGATATTGAAGTGGACAAGGCTATTCGTATAAAATCATTTGTGCGAAATATACTTGACCCATACGATTATACTTTGACCATTTCAGACACACAAACAACGTCAAGTATTACAAACCGGGTCATATCTGATTTGATAGATATTGACAAGGTTATTACGATAAACAATTTGAAAGACCCGACCCGTGCCCGTGCGAATTGGCGTTCAAGCCGTGAAGTTTTGAACATGGTATTTGACCCGGAAGGTGATTATTACACCGATAAGATAAAACCAAATTCAATTGATACGCTTGCATTGTCTATTGGTGCGAAATCAATGCAGTTTGGGCTAACAAATACCGTGTTTCAACCAAATTATAACGGCAATGCCAATGTTCTGAAATGGCAGGGCGGTGTCTTGACACATTACACAATCAATGAGGAACACGCGGTTTCATGGGTTCTTGCAGATGGTCAAATTACTTTATCGGACAACAACGCGGCTTATTACATATATGCGCGATGTTCAAGAAATAATCAAAACGGGTCAATCCTGATAACAGCAACACAATACAAAGTGGATGCCGACAATAGTTATTATTACTTTTGGATAGGCGTTCTTAATTCGGTAGATGCAGAGTTGAAAGCACGTTCAATCGCTTTGACTTATGGCTTTACGATGGTGAATGGTCGGTTTATCAAGACCGGGCGTATTGAATCGGCTGATGGTTCGACATACTTTGATTTGGATAATTCCGAAATTGGCGGACGTATTGTGTTTAATTCCAATGGAGAAGAAAAGACCCTTGAAGAATTGGGAAAAGAATCCTTGGAATCAAAGGATTTTATCAACAATACATTGCCGGGACTTCTTGACGAAATCCAAGCGCAATTGGATGGACAGATTGAACAATTCTTTGATACATACAATCCAACATTGAATAATGCCCCGGCGAATGGATGGAAAACAGCAGCGGACAAAGAAAACCATCTTGGGGATTTGTTTTACAATACGACAACAGGAAAGGTTTTCCGTTTCGTCAAAAATGGGAATACATATTCATGGCAGGAATTGCAGGATTCAGAAGTGGCACAAGCCTTGGCGATTGCAAATGACGCATTAAAACTTGCAGGAACAAAACGCCGAATATTCACGTCCACGCCTTACACACCGTATGATGTCGGTGACTTATGGGTTCAAGGCGGTTCGGGGGATATTATGCGATGTAAAACCGCACGTCAATCCGGCAACTATTCGTCAAGTGATTGGGAAAAGGCTTCAAAATATACCGATAACACCGCTTTGAATGATTTTATCAATGGGGCGTATAACAACACGATTGAAGATTTAACAAATCAAATAGATGGAAAGATAGAAACATGGTTTCAAACAACCGACCCGGCTTCAAGTTGGACAACAACCGCATTAAAGAAAAAGCACGTTGGTGATATGTGGTATAATTCAACCGCAAAAAAACTGAAAAGATATTCAAGTTCATATTCATGGGTTGATATTGACGACCAAAAGGCTATTGACGCGTATAATGCAGCAAGTCAAGCACAAGACACGGCAGACGGGAAAAGGCGTGTATTTGTCACAACACCATATCCGCCGTATGATGTCGGTGACTTGTGGGTGAATGGTGTTGTCTTGAAGCGTTGTGCGACAGCAAGGAAAACGGGTTCATATATTGCGAACGATTGGGTTCTTGCAGTTACTTATGACAACACAAAGACCGTAATTGATGGGGGTATTGTAACATCCGGCACAATTCAATTGGCGGGTTCAGGTGGTTCAATCCTTGCGGGAATAACAGGGAATGGAACGGCGGCAACGTCTATAAGAATTTGGGCGGGGGCTTCTTATGAAAACAGAACAACAGCACCTTTTAGAGTGATGCAAGACGGTTCAGTTGTAATGAGCAAAGCAACCGTTGAGGGTGTAATAAATGCCATTTCCGGGTATATTGGTGGTTTTCGTGTTCAACAAGGGCAAATCGGTTATGGCACTTCATCCGAACAGGATAAAACAAATGGATTGGCATTGTTGAATAACTTTATAAGATTTCAAAACGGTTCTCAACGTGTGTTGCTTGGATGCCTTAATTCTTTGGGCTATCCTTTCAACGGGCTTATGGAATTAACAGGTTTGACAGGGACAACACTTGAATTACACAAAACCCCATCCAAGACAAGTGACAAGGATTTGGAATATTGGTATGAACCTAAAGCCCTAAGTGTATTTGGGAATCAAAAGAATATAGGAAAAGTTGCCTTATTTGAAAATGGTTATATAGGTCAAGCATATACGGATATAATAGAAAGTTGGATAAACATAACACATTCGTTTGTATTTAATGCAATAGGTTCTTCATATCTAAATATAAGATTACCTAAATTAAGTACAGTTTGGGGTGACGTTGGAGAATCAGGAACTTTTCTTCTTCAAATTCAAGTGACGTGGCTTGCAAATAACAACCGTATTCGCATTTCCGGGGTTGATGGTGGTTTTTTGTGTAACAATAACGCCGAACGTCCTAATGGCGGTTATGGGTATGTTGATATGGCAAAGGGCGATTCTTTATTATTAAGGGCTTATGGTTCTGATTATTACATTGTAAATTATGGCACATAGAATTTTAGCAAAGATAGATTCAGATGGTTATCTTGACATGGTTTCGTGTTCTACGGAACATGGAGAACGTATGACAGAATTAAGGGAATCCGGATTTCTTGATTTTGTACCAAGTGAACAACCACAATGCGCAACCGGGTATTTTGCGCAAGATTCATTTGAAATTGTTGATGGTAAGATTGTTCAATCTTGGGAAATCAAGGTTGATGAGAATTACACCAAAGCAATGATAAATGATTTGAAAGAACAGCTTTCAGAATCAGACTACAAGATTATAAAATGTTATGAAAGTTCTTTGATAGGTGAAACATTGCCCTACGATATTGAAGCATTGCACAATGAAAGGCAAACAATTCGGGATGAAATAAACAGGCTTGAAGCAATGATACAATAAGTTATGCTTTACTTATCAACTAATGTATTATAGTAACACACAATATGTTTAATTTTGCAACGCATAAAATTAAAAATTATGGACAGGACAAGAGCAGGTGAACAGGTTTCCGCACAAATCGGGAAAATGGGCAGTATTGACAATTTGACAGAAAGGAATTTCAGTTTGTCCGGCGGTCAATGTTTTAACATCAAAAATGATGGAACGCAACCCGTAAAATTATCGGTACAACTTGCCGGAATGGATGATGGTAATTTCATCGAAACGCAATTTGATTGTGGGTGGAATCCTGAAATAGTAAAGACAGTGAAGCAAAATTCATTGTCAGGTATTAACTTAAAATGGGGCTATTGATATGGGCTTAATTATTGGGGTCGGCGGTACAAAGCCGACATTTCCGTATGATTATTATTACGGTATTGAATGGAATGCCACAGTGTCAAACCCAAAACCGACACGAATTGGCAAAATGGAATTGCACAAGGAATTGCCTTTGCAATCACTTATGCGCCGTTGCATCCTCAAAGACAATGGCACAGTGAATTACTATTTGCACGCGAATGATTCAACGAAACGTGATAATGGCGCGGCGGCAAATCTAACCGGGGCGGATGGTCAATATATGGTTGAATTGCCTGATATGTATGTTCGTTTTGAAACAGACGGTGACATATCAAGACATTTGCAGTCAACCGAACCATTGCCGGGGTTCAGGCTTTGGCGCAAAGATTACGTTTCAGCGGTTGAAGCAACCGTTCAGCGTTCAACAACCACATTGTGTTCGGTAGTCAATAAAGATGCAGATTACAGGGGCGGAAACAATGATGCGTCACGCGATGGGACGTATAAAACACAACTTGGTATGCCCGCAACGCAAATATCATTAACAAATTTCCGTGCTTATGCCCGGAAACGCGGTTCAACTGAATGGAATTGCAATTTATACCAAACACACCGTAAATTGTGGTGGCTTTTTGCTGTTGAATATGCCAATTTCAATTCACAAGATACATTCAATGCGGAACTTGATGAAAATGGTTATCACCAAGGCGGGTTGAGCGCGGGCGTTACAACTTTGAACGGCACAAAATGGTCAAATTTCAATGGATATTACCCGTTTGTTCCATGCGGTACAACAAACAGTCTTGGCAATCATTCCGGCGTTGTTGAATTTACTATGCCTGATGAATATGACCCCGGTGTTTCAACAAAAGTAAATGTGCCGTCTTATCGAGGTGTTGAAAATCCTTTCGGTCATATATGGAAGTGGACGGATGGTTGTAAATGTCTGATTCAATCCGAAACGGACGGCGGATTGTCTGAATTTTACGTTTGTGACGACCCGGCGGCATTTACAAGTTCAGGCGTTGCGAACTATGATTTGCGTGGAAACCTACCAAGAAAAGAGGGCTATGTAAAGAAATTGATTCTTGGTGAACACGGCGAAATAATGCCCCTTGAAGTGGGTGGCGGGTCAACAACGTATTTTTGCGATTATTTCTATACAAATATACCGGGAAGTGGAGTTGCGGAACGTGGCGTTTTGTTCGGCGGTTATGCGAATGCTGGTACGAATGCGGGGTTCGTTTTTGCGAATACGTCTTATTCGGCTACGATTACGCATGCGTATTTCGGTTCTCGGCTTTGCTTTTACCCGCAAATCGAAACGGCTTAAAACCGGAAGTGAAATGGTTTTTGATGTTTGATTGAAAAGAAATAAAGGTTGTCCGATGTCGTGGCGTTTTGTTCAGCGGTAATGCGAATAATGGTACGAATGCAGGGTTCGTTTATGCGAATACGAATAATTCGGCTACGAATACGAATGCGAATATCGGTTCTCAGCTATGCTTGTAAAAATATAGTTGCATATCGGAAACCTTGCCACAAAAACAATCCAACCGGGATTGAATGAGTTGGAGCAATCCAACGGCAAAAAACAAATTATGTAAAACGGCTTTGGTAGGGGAAACCCGAAAAATCCTAATATACAAGCAAACTTTATAGGTAATGAAAAGAATTGGAAACTTATATGAAAAGGTCATTTCCCTTGAAAATTTACGCCTTGCAGACGAAAAGGCGCGCAAAGGGAAATTGCGTTCTTATGGTGTTATGGTTCACGACAAAAGGCGTGAAGCCAATTTGATTGCATTGCATGAAAGTTTGAAGAATGGAACATTCCGAACATCAAAATATCATGTTTTTACAATATACGAACCGAAAGAAAGGCTTATTTTTCGATTACCATATTTCCCCGACCGCATATTGCATCATGCCATAATGAATATTCTTGAACCCATTTGGGTATCGGTATTCAATAAAAACACATATTCTTGTATCAAAAATCGTGGAATCCACAAATGCGCCAAGGATGTAAAAAGGGCATTAAAGCAAGACCCGGATGGGACACGGTATTGTCTGAAAATAGATGTACGAAAATTTTATCCGTCAATCAACCATGACTTATTGAAACAGATTGTGCGCCGGAAGATTAAGGATAAAAGACTTTTGGCATTGCTTGACGAAATCATTGATTCCGCCGATGGCGTGCCAATTGGGAACTACCTTTCCCAATATTTTGCAAACCTTTTCTTGGCTTATTTTGACCACTGGTTGAAAGAGCAAAAAAGGGTGAAGTATTATTGGCGATATGCTGATGATATTGTTATTCTTGCACATGATAAAGACAGCTTACACAAGTTGTTGCATGAAATCCGGGCTTACTTGCACGGCTTGAAATTGAAAGTTAAGCGCAATTATCAAGTTTTCCCCGTTGATTCAAGGGGCATTGATTTTTTGGGTTATGTCTTTTATCACACCCACACACTTTTAAGGAAGTCAATCAAGCAGAAACTTTGCCGCCGGGTGGCGAAATTAAATAAACGCAAGATTGTTCCGACAAAAGATGTGTACAAACAACAAATATGCAGTTGGTGGGGTTGGTGCAAGTATTGTGATTCAATCAATTTAATGAATAAACTTTCAAAAACATTCCCTTATGAAATTAAATTCAATCGAAGCTAATGCACATTATGACATGGTGCATGGCAAACCCGCGGTTTTGGAAAAGGACAATGACGGTTCTTTTATTTACCGTATGAATATTGAACCCGAAATGGGTGTCCCGGATGGTCAGAAAGAAGAAACTCAAATCGGGTGGAAATGTTACGAAGTACGTGCATTTAATCAACCGACAAAAGAGAATCTTAAACGAACAATTATTCGTTCGGTGATTGACGAAACGGCGGAATTTGACCTTGTAAATTCATATAACAAGCACGTTTTGGGTGTCGTGGTCAATGAAGCCGCGGTGACTGAATACAAAGAGTATTTGCAGTTTACCGTGGATTTGGATGCTTTATTAAAAGAAACATTGTCTAATTAAACAAATATCAAACAATGGCGAAATTTTGTGAACTTGGGATTGAATCGGACGTGGTTATTGGCAAAGGAATAGAGATTGAAGAATTATTCGGTCGCCGAATCCTTATTGAGAAAACCATCATTCAGCCAACCAAATATCCGGGGAAAAATGCGTCCGGTTTGAGAATGCAAATGCAAGTCGTACTTGCCACATTCAATGAATCACCCGACCAAAGCGGCGATTATTATACGAAGAATCAAGACGGAACGCCACAAGGTGAAAGGCGTTCTTGTTTTACCGGGTCAGACATATTGATTTCGGCGATTCAGAAAGCCGAAAGCAACTTGCCTATTATAAACAAGACGCGTACCGAAAAAGGGTTGCCACCTTTGTCTTTGTACCCAATGGACACAACAATTGTCAAAGTTGGTAAGTGTTTCCAATTCACATAATATGGAAAATTCAGTTGAACAAACTTTGGGAATCGCAAAGGGAATAAGCGAATACGGCATTCTGATAATTATTGCAGCGGTTTTCTTGCTTCTTTCAAGTGTATTGATGATTACTTGTTTCAAATGGTTCAAAACTATTATCGAAAGGGCTATGAATGACTATTCAAAAGATATAAAAGATTGTATCGAAATCGCCAAAAAGAATAGTGAAGTTATCATTGATATATCCGAGGGAATTATACCCGAAACGCAATTGAGAATCAAAAACATTTCAGGTGTTTATTTTGACCTTGCAATTGAAAAGGTATGCAGGATAATCAAAAAGGTAAGGGAAGAAAACCACATTTGTGACAGAGAAGCGACAAAATTAAAAATCCGTTCTTTGCTTACAAATTTGCATAATGACAGGTTAAGCCGATTTGATTGTTTCACGTACAGAGGTAAGAAATTGTCATTTTATTGCAACAATGAATGGATTGAATGGGTCGCAACGATTGTTGAGAATGAAATATATGATGATACAGGTGCAAACAATCGCCGTGCATTCACCAATGTTTCGATGGTTTATGAACGAATCAAATTAGATATGTATGACAGATTAAATACATTGTAATATGGCAAACGTAAATGTACTTTTACCGTTCATCCTTAAATGGGAAGGCGGTTTTGTTAATGACCCGGCGGATGCAGGGGGCGCAACAAATAAGGGGGTAACAATAGGAACATGGCGACAAGTCGGCTATGACAAAGACGGTGATGGCGATATTGACGTTCAGGACTTGAAATTGCTTTCAAATAATGATGTCCGTGACAGAGTTCTAAAACCACACTATTGGGATAGGTGGAAAGCTGACAATATACAATCACAGAAGATTGCAAATATCTTGGTGGATTGGGTTTGGGGGTCAGGTAAACACGGCATTGTTATTCCGCAAAGATTGCTTGGCGTTAAAGATGATGGAATTGTTGGTGAAAAAACTTTGTCCGCGGTCAATTTTGCAGACCCCGACCAATTGTTTGATGTCATTTACAAAGCCCGTGTTGATTTTCTTAATGAAATAACGCAATCAAGCATTGCCAAATATGAAAAGAAAATCGGGCATAAGGCAACCGAAAGTGAGTTGATGAAATATACAAATAAACGGTTCTTGAAAGGTTGGTTAAACCGCCTTGCGGACATTAAGAGAATTTGAATATGAAACGAAGTGTCACTTTGATTGTGATTTTGTTGCTTATTGTGTCATGCGGAACAACGCGAAAAACGCTTGAATCAACGCAAAGCATTGTCACAGACAGCGCGGCAACAACACAGGAAATTAAAAACGCCACAAATAAGACCGTTGACACAACCCGGACAGAACACGGAAAAATAACCATTACGGAAATAGAATTTTTCCCGGTCATTCCTGATGCACCGCCGATTGCAGATGATGCAAGGGTGGTTGATACCGCGAAGTCAATCCCGGCAAGACCATCCGCAAATGTTGATTTACAGGATATAGGAAAAATCAATGGTGCAGTGAAATCAATCAAACAGACGGTTATTGAGTCCGAATTTGAAGCCAAGGGAGAAAGCAAGGAAGCAAGCGACCAAGAGCAAAGCAAAAGCAATGCAAATGTGTCGCGACAAGAAACAGAATCCCAAAAGCTACAAGAACCCGCGCCCGACCCTTACAGGTGGCGATATGTCTTTTATATTGGATTGTTGGTTGTTGCTATATTGTTATACTTAAAACGTGTACCAATTATCAATTGGGTAAAAAAGATTCTTTCAGGATTGCGAAAGATATTTTGAAAAATAACTATCTTTGCACACACATTGTTGCGAAAGCCCCGGAGTTGCGCCGGGGTACAATGTTTAGCCCGGCATATTGTCGGGCTTTTTTGTACACGATGGACAAATAAAAAAATGCCCGAAACCATGTGGAATCGGGCGTTTTGTGTACAAATCCGTGTACAAATTTTGTAAATCATTGAAAATCAATGTTTATTGTGGTGCCACCAG